GCATACGACCCATCCCGAAGTCAAATCCACGGCAGAGCAACTGACCGAAGCGCGGACACAGCGCGAACTCCTCCAAGAGCAAATGCAGGTCATCCTCCTGGAGCGCCAGAAGAAGCGCCTGGAGGGAATGGGCGACGAACGCGCCGGCTTGCTCCAAGAGGCGCGGCGGCTGGTGGAGGAACTGAAGCAGAAAAAGGAAAACGGCGAGCGGCTCACCGAGGATTGGTTCGATACCTGGACGCCCTGGAGCGGCGGTCTTGGCTTGGATGCAAACGGCTGGCATCGGCCCAATCTGCTCATTGACACGACGTTCTCACGGAAGGGCGGCAAGGACTGGCCGCGCATCTTCACCGAAATCGACCTGGACCGCGAACGCAATTTCTCCCGTCAGCTGATCTACGATAATGCGCACGCCAAGGGATTGCTCAGGAACTACTGCAATTACGTCATCGGTTCGGGGCCGAAGCTGAAATTCACACCACGTAATGACATTGGCGAAGGCCACGAAGAACATGCCGAGAAACTTGCCAAGCTGGGCACGAAATATCTGGAGGGCTGGGCCAAACGGCAGAAGTTCGGTAAAACGGTTCGCGAGGCGCTCTGGCGCATAAAACAAGACGGCGAAGCGTTTCTGCGTCACTACGTCTACAACGGCGAATTGGTACTGCGCTGGATTGAGCCGGTCTACATCCGCAACAAGCCGGGCGGCACGGAGGCAGAAGGCTGGACGCTGGGCATTCAGCATCGGGTATTCAGTGACGGCACGGAGGACGTACAAACGATCATCAACTACCACGTCGTCCATTCCACACTGTTGCAGCAGCATCGCGCGTGCGAGGGCGGTAAGGCGAAGTGGCCGACGCCGATTGAAGACGACAAGCGCACGGCGACGGGTGAAGTCGTGCCGGCGCGGCGCATCTTGCACCTGAAGAATTTCGACACGCCTGGCACGGTCAAACGCGGCCTGCCGGAATTTCGCGGTGAGACAGCAGGCGGCTTGATTCGTGCCTCGGCGCTCCTGTCCGCGACGATGGAAGGCAACACGGAGCGAGCTTTGATTGCCTGGGTCAATCAGTGGGCCAGTGCCACCAATGCCGGCATCACGGCCTTTGCGCCGACAGGTGACGGCAGTGGGTTAGATACCTGCGGCCGGTTCTGGTTTGGAACGGGCAAGCGTGGACCGTATGAAGTCAACGTCCCCAAGGGGCATGAATATGTCGAGCGTCCGCACTCGGCAGATACGGCCAGTGATATAGAGGCATTTCAGGCCGGGCTGGGCGCGGGCGGGGTAACGTTCTGCGCTCCGAAGTATTGGCTGGGGGATACGGGCGATGCGTCGTATGCCTCCAGCAAAGAGTACGGTAGCCCGATCATGCGCGAGAGTGAGACGGCGCAAGAGGAACTGACAGAGCCGGTACGCCAGCTGGCCATGAAAGCTGTGCAGGTGCGTGTCCGGCGCGGTCAACTGCCGCCTGAACTCCTGCAATTCTGCGAACTGCAAGTCGAGATGCCGAAGCTGATGGTCCGGGACCGAGGCGAGACGATCAAGGAAGAAATGGAACTGGCCACGGTGCAGCCCGGCATGGCCGAGCCGGTCCAATCCATGCAGACCACGCGAATGAATCTTGGCCTCAATCAGGACCAGGAAAAGAAAAACATCAAGCTGGAACAGAAAGAGAATCCGCCACCTGAAGCGCCGGGGCCGGGTGGACCAAAACCGCCTGATGGTGGCGGGCCACAGATTCCGACGCATGACGGGCCGCCGCGCCCGCCCGCGCCGACGGTGACGCAGCCGAAGATGGAAGACAGGCCGGATCGGGTGCGTGAGTCCGCTTTGTCCGCCGTCCGTACCGCCGACTTCGCGGGCACAACCGGCCTTCAGGAATCGGCACAAGCCTTGCCGGTCTTCATTTATGGGACGTTGCTTGACCCGCGTGTTCGCGCCAAGGTTGTCGGCAACGTCTCCGAAGCGCCGGCGCAGTTGCCGGGTTACAAGAAGACCGATGATCGGCATTATCCCGACCTGGACGCCGACAATGGCGAGAGTGTCGAGGGGATCGCGCTGGACGCCACGCCGGAGCAGATTGCGGCCCTGGACAAGTGGGAAGGGTCAGACGGCTACAAGCGTGTCAAGGTGACGCTGGCCGATGGGCAGCAGGCGTGGGCTTATACGCGACGGCAGGCGGTCAGGGAAGAACTGGACGTTGCCGGGCATCAGCACAAAGGCACTGGGCCGGGCGGCGGCCAGTTCACCAAAGGCGACGGTGGTAGCAAATCAACCGCCGAGAAAATCACGAGCGCCTTTCGCTCCGCTGCCAAATTCATGTCGAGCAAGGGAAAAGCGATTTACAACAAACTGCCGTCTCCTGTCCGCAAGGTGATTCAAGGCTATCTCAAGGCGCGATTCAGTCTCTATCTTGGCGCACAAGCAGCTGCCAAGTCGATACTCACGGAACGGCATGGGCCGGAGCGCGCCGAACAGGTTGGGCGCATCCTCTTGGCTGCGGATTGGGCCGGGCAGTTCGCTGGGACGCCGCTTGCTCCATTTACCGCTGGCGCATCGCTTACCAGTTCTTTCGTGCCGGTTGCATCCGTGGCTTATTGCCTGTTCAGCACGGCAACGAACCCGGCCGCGACAATCAGGGCTGCGAAGAAAGCAATATCGGCGACGATGCAGCGCCTTGGCAATGTCGGCATGACGCCGCGCTTGGCGGAAGAAATCAAAGACGATGTAGAAACCGTGGTCGATGCGATGGACGATCAGACGGATGGCGAATGGTTCACGGCGCTTGTGTGCGTTGCCCTTGACGAATGTAAGGGCGACATGGACGCGGCGCTTGAACTGGGCAGCGAAGCCGTGAAAAGCGAGCGACCGGAACAGGATGACGGCGATGACGATCTTGCGGACCTGTTCCGCCTCAACGAGGAGTACAACCCGGAGATACACGGCGGGTTTCTTGAATGGGAGAAGACGCAAAAACCGCAACAAATCCGCGAAAATAAACTAGGTCAAAATGACCTAGTTTCCGAAGACTCGCAAGAACAGGCCGAAGCCATTGCCGACTTGCTCCTGGCGCTTTATGGCGACGATGCGCTGGCGATGTTCGATTCAGAACAGCGGATTACCGAAGCGTGGAATGCCGATCTTCACCCACGTGGACCAAAAGGACGATTCATCACCAGAGGCAGCGCCGAAGCGGTCAGCGCGACGAAGGAAAAGATCCACGCGGCACTCAAAGCGCCTGCCAGTAAGGAAGGGCTGGGCGAAATCCTATCGCACGTCAACCTGCTGACGGTGGCACAAATCAAGGCGCTGGCGAAAGAGCATGGCGTCAAGGGCAGCGGCAAGAACCGGGAAGAACTGGTCAGGAAGATCGCGGACAGGCTGAATCGGGGACGGAGAGAAGATGGGGAGAAGGAATCGCACAAGATGAGCAAGGAAGCAATCGGGAAACGGCTTGATGAATTGCTTGCCCGAAACGGGCCACGCAAGCAAATTGACGACCAGCTTAAAAAGGCGGAATCATCTTTTGATTTCAACCACACGATTCATAACCATAAAAACGGTGGCAAGGTCATTACAAAAGTTAAATGGGAGAATGGCAGACAAGAAAAAGAAATCGTCGCTGGGCCATTCCAAACAGAGGATGAATTGTCAGACGCTTATCATTCTATTCGCGACGAACAGTTACGTCCGCTGAAGGAAAAAAAGGCTGCATTACAAAAAGAACTTGATGAACTTCTCAAGGCGGATAATGCCGATAATGTACCGATTGACCTAAATGCCAAGGAACCTCAAGAGAAAACTGAGCCGCGTGAAGAACACATTGATGCTTTGAATCAAGCCAAGCAAACCGACAAGCAATTCCAAGGCGGTGGCCGATACGAGGCCGAAGTATGGATGAAATTGCGCGACAGGAATCCAGACGCCGCGCTTCCGAAATTGACGAAACAGGGCGCAGAATATGTTGCAGACGAATACGATGCCGCTGGCAAGCCCGTTCCCGCCGAAGTCCTGAAAGATTATCCCGACCTTTCTCCCAAGCAACCAGAGCCAAAGGCAGCAGAGAAGCCAGCGGAACCGCCAACCAAGCCCGCAGAGAAGCCCGCGCCAACGGAGCATACAAGCAAGGAAACCGAGAATAACGTCATGAACTTCAACAACCTCAAAGACGCAGCGGCAGCTGGCACGGACCTGGGGCAGCTGCACGCGCAATTCGACCAGTACTTCGGCAGCCTGTCCGCAAAGGAAGCGGAAGAACTCGCAGCCAAGGCAGGATACACAGTGAAGGGCAAAGCGGCAGCGCTGGCCAAACTCAAGGACGTGCTGGCCGGTTTGAGTGTGTCAACGTACCGGGGTGATGTTATTGCCGAAATTTTAGAAAAATCTTCTTTTTCTACCTTGACAGGTGCAAGTACGGCAAGTACAATTAGGACAGTGGACGAAAAGCCTGTTCCAACGCAAGGGGAGAAGAAGATGGAGACTACAACCGGCAAGGTCAAGGTGGAAGCTGAGTCTGTGCATGGCAAGTCGGAGAAAGAGGTCGAAATCCAGTTGGTGCGCAACAAGGCTGGCGAACTGGAGATTAAAGACGCGGGGACGATCCAGTACGTCACGGTTAAGGTCAATGACTTGCTGACGCTCGCAGGAAAAATCAAGGAAAAGGAATTCGAGGCGCAGCCACGCGACGGCATCTTATACGGCAAGGGAACGCCGGTCGGCAAATCGCAAAGACAGGAAATCGGCATCGAGGTTGCCGGTCGGCCGGAGCATCAGGCGCTATACGACGCGGCTGTAGCCGCGAAGAAACAAATCGAAGATGCCCATCAACAGTTGTGGCAAGAGCAGCGTGAGCAATCGGCCGGCAGGGACCGGGAAGAACTCAAGGCGATCCAGGACAAGCTGCCAGCTGGCCGCGTGGCCGCCAAGTTTTTCAACGTCCAATCGGGCGGCGCGGACGGCTGGGGCAATACGAGTCTGTATAAAACGGCTGACGGGCGAGTGATCGGCTGGGAAAATGGCCTGGGTATCGAACCGGCCAGCGATCACACCACGGGGACCGGCGGCTACACGACATACATCAGCGTACCTGATGCGGCTTTTGAGGCGCAGGAAAAAGCCAAGCAAGCCACGGCTGCCGTGGCTGCTGATGCCCAGAAGGCAGCGGCAGCGCAGCGGCAGGCGAAAACGGCGAAACTGCTGGCCGTGGAAGTCCCGGCTGCTGCAAAGGCCGCTTATGAGCGCTACCAAGGAGATGATGACCGGGCCTGGGAAAAGAGTGACGAGACCGCCTGGGGCTTGATCCGCAAGTATCGCGACGCCATTGAGGCGCAAGCGAAAGGCGGTGCGAAATGAATATGGTCGCACTCTATTACCATCGGTCGCTGCCAACTGCGTTAGTAGTGCAGCTTGACAACGGTTCTTTGTGGATTCGGAACAGCCTGATTTTTTCCACAATCCTGGAAAAAGAACTGACGCCATATCGTGGCTACAGACAGCAGCCGCCGCTCATGCCAGTGCCGTCATACCTCAGCCGCTTTTATGGGATGGAGGCTGCGAATGGCTAAAACCAAACAAGCCACTGGCCCAGTGCCAACAACCTCTCTCCGCCTCAAACCGGAAACCCGCTCTCGGCTTATTCGGCTGGCGAAGAAGTGGACGCTCGCCGATGCCAAGCCGCTGACCATGACGGACGTTATTGACCGGCTGGCGCAAGAGGCGAGTCGCAAGGAAAAGATAGACTGACCACACCGAGCAGGGCGACGTGATAGGAAATCAATGACCGCCGAACTCACCGCCCGTCTCTGGGCCTGGGCCGTCAAGGGACTACAGGGCGGCATCACACACCTGCAAGCCCTGGAAGAGCTGGGCAAACCAGATCCGGCGGCGCTCCGGCAGCTGGAAACAGCAGCGAGTGACTTGCGGGAGATGGTCGAGAGGCTGAAGGGCAAATAACCCCGCCAGTTGGCGGGGTTTTCTCGCGCGCACATATCTGGATTTGCTCCCGTCCTGGCCATGCCGTCATAATCTCTGGCATGGTTGCTACCGTCCTTGATCTGGAACGCTGCCGACTGCGGGAAGATTACGTCAATCCCTTTTTGCACCGTCTGGAGCGCGGCAATATCGACACGGCCGGGGGGGTCATTCCTGGGGTCCGCGTCCAAGGTACGCGCAGTCGCAACAAGCGGCTCTATCCCCTCGAAACACTCCGCGAAGCCCTGCACCTGTATGAAGGGGCGTTCGTCTACTTCCGTCCGCACACCAAAAAAGCCACCGACGCCTACGATCCCCGCGACAAGATCGGCTGGATTGAGAATTGCCGTCTGACCGAGGACGGTATCTACGGCGACTTGCATCTTTTGCTGAGTCACGAACACGCTTCGCGCATTCTGGAAGCGGCCCAAAAGAATCCGCGATTGTATGCACTGTCGCATGACGCCGATGGAAAATTGACAGCGCCGGACGAAAACGGGTATAAGCGAGTCGAATCAATTTCGGCGGTCTTCGCCTTGGATTTGGTGGACCGTGGAGGCAGCAACGATTCGCTCTTTGAGGATTTTTCGATGCCACGAACCGTTACCCTCCGCGAACTGATCCAGAACGAGCCGCGCCTGTCGGCTGAAGTGAAGCAGCGCCTGCTCGAATCGGATATGCCGATGGATCAGGAAATCCCCATGCCGGAGACGCCGCCTGCGCCAGAGGAACCTGAGAAGGACTGGAAGGAATGTTTGGGCGAAGCGATTGCCGCGCTGATGAAGCATGACGATCCCAAGGCGCATGGCATCATGGAGAAGCTCATCGCCATCTTGCGGCCCGAAAGCGAGCAATCCCCGATTCCAGGCAGTAAAGAGCAACCTGAAATTCCGGTCATCAAAAATGAAGAGGAAGAAGAGGAAATCCCTGAAGAGGATGAAGACATGCCTGCCATGAAAGAAGAAGTCCAAAAACTCCGCGCCGACGTGGACCGGCTCACCGAGGAGCGCGACCAGTTTGCCCGGCGTGAAGCCATCCGCGAAGAACTCGCGCCGCTCAACATCACCGACAAAAACGCACGCACGCGGCTTGTCGAGAGCCTGTCCCTGTTGCCGGCGGACAAGGCCAAGCAAGCCATCAAGGATTTGCAAGAGCATGTTATCAAGCCGGGCCAGCGCCTCCGCGAGAGCGGCCCGCGTTCTGGTGGCGTGCCGGCGCCGGTCGCGGTCACGCCGATGACAAACAAGGAATTGGCTGACGCCTGCCGGAGAAAGTGAGATTGCAATGGACAAGAAATCTGCCGAGACGGAAAAGCTCAAAGAGGAATTTCGCAAAGCGCGGAAACGCATGAAGGAATCACGCGATTCCGAAGGCTACGGCGCTGACAATACCAAAGAGCGCAAGGCCATGTTTGCGGCCATGCGCAGCGAAGGGCGACTAAACGATAAGGTGCATGAGGATTGATTGTGACGCCTGACGAATTGCGCCTGAAAGAACAGTGCGACAAGATGCGGCAGCGTCTCAAGGAAAATATGGACCGGGACAACAGGTCCACAACCGTTGTGAATCCGAACAAGCCGCCCATCGGGGCGAAAAAGCATCCGCCAACGACACCCAAGTAAGGTGACAACATGGGCAGCCGACGTTTACGGGCACAGGAAGAATTTTCCCTGACGCAGTGGCAGGGGATATTCCGCGACGATTTCACGACGTACACCGATGCCGCGCTCTGGACAAAGACGTTGACCGGCGGCGGCTCGGCAGTAGCACTGCAAACCGGCACGGCGCTAACGGACGGTTTCGGCGTGCTGAACTTTCTCACGGGCGCATCGGCCAATCGCGGAGCACTGATCGCCACGACTTCCAGCCTGTTTCAGTTTCTCAATGACCGGCCCATTTCGCTCGAATGCAAGATCAAGTTCGCCGAAGCTAATACCAACAACACGATGATCGGCTTCGGCTTGACCGATACCGTCAACAATACGGTCATTGCAGACACGACGGGCCTGTTCAACCTGGCCAACGAAGGCACGATGATTTACCTGCCTCAGGGGCAAACGCAGTGGTGGTCTGGCAGCAAGGTCAACGGCGCGACAGCCATAACGCAGCAATCCACGAAAACGGCGCTGTACACGGGCTGGCAGCGATTGGCCATCAACATCGACCCGAATCCCGGCATCGGTGGCATGGCCATCACCTACGAAGTCGAAAACGTCGGCACGCCGCAACCAGTTTCCGCGGTGGGCAGTCAACTGATTTACAACAACTTCAGCTTCAAAACGCCCACGGTTATCCGGGACATTTGGGCCATCCCGACCACGACGCAATTGTATGCGTTTCTGATCGTCAAGGCTGGGTCGGGGTCTGCCGAGTCGATGGACTGCGATTATTACCAAGCCTCGGTTCTGCGCGATTTGCAGTAACAGGGAACCATTTTTGGCAGGGTTTCCCTGCTGTCACTGAGAGGTCAAGACATGGCCGCTTTTCGTCGCGATGAAATCCGCAAGTTGTACCAGCTGACGGCAAATCCGCTCGAGCGCATCACCGAAATGCTGGACGAGAAGATTTTGCGCCCCGACGATTTCAGCATCCGTGATACCTTCCTGGCCACAGTCGAGGACGGCGAAGAGGTTCTCCGCGCGATCGACCCACGCCGTAAGTCAGGTGGACAGCGGCTCACGGAAGCGTCGCTGAATGCGGTGCGCACCAGCGACTTCGCTGGTATTACCGGCCAGCTAATTTTCAACAAGGTCAAGGAAGGGTACGAATACCCCGGCCTGCTCTGGCCGCAACTGGTTGATGAATGGAACACGACGTTTCTGGAAGGTGAAGTCGTGCCAGGTGTCGGCGAGATCGGGGCGGCAAACATTCAGGTCGTGAGCGAGGCAGAAGAGTTTCCCTATCTCGGTCTGAATGAGGAAAAAATCACGTTTGGTCCGCTGGAGAAACGCGGCTTCATCGTCGCCATCACGCGCGAAATTTTGATTGCCGATAACACCGGCCTCATCATGCAACGGTCGAACAACGGCGGCAAGTTTTTGTCCATCAACAAAGAACAGCGCGTCCTGAACGTGGTCACTGGTCAGGTCAATACCTACGTCCGCAACGGCGTGGCATCGAACACCTACCAGACGAGCGGCAGCTACGTCAACAGCATCGCCAATCCACTGATCGACTGGCGGGCGCTCGAGACTGGTGAACTTCTGTTTGATGCCATCACCGATCCGAACACGGGCCTGCCGATCCTTCAGCAGATTGCCAAACTCAAGATTCTTGTGCCGTCAGCGCTCAAGCGCACGGCGGAGCGCATCATCCGTGGCACGCAACTGCGGGTTGGCGATGGTGCTTCCTTCTCCAGCGCGACCTATACGCCGGTCACAGGCGGCGTGCCCGGTCAAGGCGCGGCCGGGATTAGCGACTATGGACCGGTTCTGTCCAACGCCTTTGTCAAGCTGGCCACAAGTTCCGCAAGCCAATGGTTCACTGGCGATTTCCCGGGCGCATTTGTTTATCGCACGGCCTGGGACATTGAGGACGTGACAAGCGGCGAACAATCGGAGGCCGCGTTCAATCGCGACGTGGTGTACCGCGTCAAGGTCAGCGAAATGGGCGCGCCGGGTACGCTGGAGCCAAGAAAAGCGCAACAGAACACCTAATAAATGAAGCGCGATTTGCAAAGGCGCAGCTGCACCTTTGCTCGGGAGAGTGAGTCATGGCCAAGAGCAAAGAAGAAATGGATACGCCAGCCGCCGAGAAGAACCAGAACATCGACCCCAGCATGTTTGCCATGTTCCAGCAATGGATGCAGGCGACGGTGACAGGGCCGGTGCAAGATCAACTTCAAGCGGCGAAGCGCGAACGTGAATCCATCGAGTTCCACGAAAAGCTGCGCGCTGAGATTTCCAAGCCGCTCAAGCAATCCAACCAAGAGAAGTTGGAAAAGCAGTTCGGCAATTGTCCGCTGCGCTTCAAAGTGTGGATGTCGGAAGTGGACAAGAAAACCGGCAAAGCGACTGAACCGCCAACGGGCGAAATCGACAAATTTACTGGGATGCCGGCCCTGGAAATTCCGGCGCACAGCGAGGCAGAAGCGCGCGGCATCTACAACCAGTTTTGCGGCATTCGGTGGGCACAGACGCCAGCCCACGTCAAGCAACTGTAACCGTTGAGGTTTTCCAATGGCTTATGATTTTCTCGTTGCCAGTGGTCAACTGCCCGCCAGTGCTGGCCTGTTGCTCAACGGCAGTGCCATGCAGGTTCCTGGCACAGGTCTGCGTGGCGTTTTCGCCAATGTCGGTGCCAGTACGGAGACGGTGATTATCACCCTGACTCCGGTTGCGCCGCAGACTGTGACGGCCCGGCGCATTGCCAAGGCGATTCTTGCGCCGGGCGACATTCTCTACCTCAGTGGCATCAACCTGCCTTCGGGTTGTTTGCTGAACGGGCAGACGACCGATGCCACGAGTGTTGATTACACCATTTACGGCACGGTCGGCTCGGACAGCGGCCCTGTTGAGGCATTCGTACAAACTTCGAACGGCTCGCGCAAGAGCGTTAGCAGTGGCGGCCTGGTCACGACGCAGACTCAGGGGGCAAATGGCCTTTTCGCCACACCATTGCCCATGTTGGCCTGGAAGAACACGGACGGCACAACGCTTGCCGCCGCTGCCTCTGCCGGCAAGTTCGGCATGACGGTGACGCTGGCGACGGCAGCTTTTCTGCTCGGTGAAGTGGCGAACACGAACACCAAGACCGATGATGCCCTTCAGGAGTTTGATCTGCCGCCGTGGTATGTGGCGGGCAGTAACCTGACCGTCAATGTCAACGCGAGCATCAATGGGGCTGGCACGCCGGGAACCAAGACGGCACAAATTAAGTGCTATCGCACAGCCAGCGACGGCACGCAAGGCGCGGACATCGGGCCGGGCACAACGGGAGCCATTACTGTCGCTGGCGCGGACATTCCGTTTACCATTACCGGCACGACGCTGAATCCTGGTGATCGGGTGATGTTTGAATTGGAAGTCGTGCTGCAAGAGACGGGCGGCACGAACATCAATGCGAAGGTCAACAGCGCCAGGGTGAGTTAATGCGTGTGAAGAAAATTTCCGCCGTGTCCACGATCCACGCGAATCAGATTGTGGCCGGTGTCGCAGGGCAAAGGATTTTCGTCTATGCCTATCACCTGTCCTTTTCGGGCACGGTCAACGCCAAATGGCAGGACGGCAGCACGGACCTGACTGGTTTGGATTATGGGGTTGCGGGCGTGATTTCCGACAGCCCGACCACGAAAGGACAAATGGGTAGTGCGCCGCTTTTTAGTTGTGCGGCAGGAGACGACCTGAATTTGAATCTGAGCGTTGGTTCGGTCCCGGTCAGTGGCTATGTGGTCTATGACCAAAGGTAAACATGCCAGCAACAGCCATAGTCCAGGTATCGGCAACTGGCGCAATCGTGGCTGCAGTGGCGGGGCAACGCATAACGGTTTGGTCCTATCACCTGAGTTTCGCCGGCTCGGTGAATGTCAAGTGGCAGGACGGGGCCAGCACCGACTTGACGGGTTTGGATTACGGCGCGGCGAACATAATCTCGAACAGTCCACCCGTGACGGATCAACAGGGCAAAAGTTTTCTGTTTCGGACTTCATTGGGCAATGCGTTGTACCTGAACCTGTCCGGCGCGGTGGCGGTTGGCGGGTATGTGATTTACGAACAGGGGTAAAGCGCAACGGAAGAGAACCTGATGACTGACATTAAGATACCAGCATGGGCCAAACTGCGACGTTGCGGCGGTGGCTATAAGGTGATGCTGCAAGATGGCGCTATACTCCACGGTTTGTACAAGCGAAAATGCGTGCCGGTTGTGGGTTTCTATGTTTGCGCCAGCGACCGCGCTGCCCAACGAATCATGCGTGGTTTGCAATGGATGCGTGAGACGATTTATAAGCATACTGGCATAACGCCGGTGTAAACATGGCGACGCGCATGGGCCTCTTCGATTTCTTCAGGCCCAAACCTGTTTTGCAGAGACCGATTCAAGCGCCCGGTTTGTTTGACGTGATGAGGCCGCGAGTGGAACCGAATACGCTTGACCACTTTTTGAAGGGCTACACGATCTTTCCCGATGCCGGCAGCATTATGTCGGCGCGGTATGTGAGCGAGCGGCAGCAGCTTGAAATCATGGACCATGCGGCTGGCCTGCACACTTACGACGATGTTGACGCGGTGATGGCGGAACAGTTTTATTCGACCGATAACAAGGATCAATGGCTTGCCGACACCTACCAAAAAACCGCGCATCGGCCAGTGGATTTGGGCAGACCGATTGAGCCGCAGGACATTCGGGTGACGGCAGACCCAGCGCACATGAAGGCATTCGTCGATGGCCATTTGACGCTGCACTTTACGAGCAGTTTCGGCCCGGTCGTGGCGAAGTATGACCCGAAGAAAGAAGCCCTGGGGTGTGTGTTCAAAAGCGGCTTTGTCGGGACATACCTGAATGTGCCGAAGAGCGAAGCGGAATCGCTGGCGGCATCGACAAGCAAAGGCAAGTGGTTCCATGCTCACGTTAAGTTAGGGTACAATCCTGACCGGACATGGATTCATCGTTATCCTCTGGTTCGGAACACCTGGGTCGATCAGTACGCGGGGTAAGCCGTGAGCGTCGCCACTCAACTGACGAACATTAATGCGGCGCTGGACGCTATGACGGCGGAAGTCGCGGCAATGGCGACGAACCCGAAGCCCTATTATGTCATCCCGCCCAATATGGCTGGCGCGGGCAGTACGATTTCTGCCGTGGAGTATCGCAAGTTCCTGAGCGAGCAGATTGATGCGCTGATCGAACAGCGGCAGAAAGTGGAAGAGCCTTGGCAGGTGAATCGCTCTTTGGGCAATCGTGGCTGGCGCGGAGGCTGGTAAATGGCGCTGCTCTGCCCGGTCAATGAGTTCTTGAAGCGCAAGGATTGGTCCATCGTGGCGCAACTGGTTTCCGATGCGGGCGCGACGCCGCCGACACAGGTGCAACTGCTGACTGATGCGAACACGATAGCGGCGCTGGATTCGGCATCAGGTGACTTTCAGGCCGGCGCAACAGCAATGGGCCGCTACACCGATGCGAGCCTGGCGGCAATTGCGAGCGGGGCGGACAGTCCGGGGCAAGCGCTGATGTTCGACTGTGTCAGTGACCTGGCCATGATGAAACTGTACCGGCGCAAGCCGCAGTTGATTCCCGATCAGATACACGATGCGTGGCTCAAGGCGCTCTGGCAAGCGGAACAACTGAAGCTCGGCGATCAGACGTTAAACTAGGGTGAGTCGTGAGCAATGCCAACACGCCGCATGAAGTGCTGAAGGCGGGCGTCACGACAATTATAGCGGGCATGACGCTTGTTTCCGACGACGGCTCGCTGGCAATCGGCCAGAACGTCTATAACCAGATGCTCACGGACGAAACGGTCTCCAAATGGCCGAATGTGCTGGTGACAACAGAGGGTTTGCGAGAAGAACCGTTCGGCAGCGATACGAACAACATTTGGACCTGGTTTCCGGTCGCGGTCGGGATCATGGATCGGGACGCTAAACGGACGCCGGCGCGCGAAGGTGATTATTTCGCGTGGCGGCTGGCGATTAAGCAGCGGTTTTTTCAGAAGGCGAACCTGATTGATTTGTCCGTGTGCAGCGTGCCGCCGATTCCTGTTATCTATGTTTGCAACTGGTGCGAAGTGCGGCACGGGTCGATTTTGGAGCAGGAACCGAAAGCGAAAGAGTTTCTGAAATCGAGCTTGACGCTGCGTTTTTTCGTCATTGAAACACGCATGCCCTAACGAGGGCGGAGGGTATTCCGATTGCTGACCTCGTGATCACTTCAACTTTGGTCGTTGCAACCAATGTCCCGCAACCCAAGACGGGCATTGCGGGCGGCACGATTACAGCGGGTGAACTCCTGATCGGCCCGACCACGGCGCTTGCTGCCGCCAAGAGCGATACGCTCGCGGATATTGGCGTTGTCGGCGTGGCACTGACGGGTGGGGCCGTGGGGCAGCTGATTAACTATGCGGGCAATCAGGGCGATGTCGTGACCATCGGCGCGACGGTCGCGCATGGGGAGACCTACTGCGCCTCTGCCAACGCGGGGAAGATTGCGCCCATTACGGACAAGACGACGGGCGAGTACATTTTCGTCCTGGGCTTCACGACGCCGGGCAGTACAACCACGATCACACTGACCATGCAGAGTTACGGCAACCAAACGCACTATTGATCGGGAGCGCATAAATGGCTGGCAACAATGTGTTGGTTGGTCCTCTGGGAAAGGTCGTGCTTTGCACCACGACCAATGCTGCCGCCGTTTTGACGGCGGCGACTCAGGGACTTATTCAAGGTGCCGGCGGCCTCGTTCTCGGCGTGCGCGAAGGAACCGGCGTTTTCGATGAGGATATGCCCGAAAGCACGGATACGAACGATACTCCCGACAAAGCCTACGCGATGGGCAATCATGCGATGCGCTGGACGATTCGGACTTACCGGCAGACGACGGGTGCGCTTGCCAATGGTCCGCCGCATGGGTCGCTCGTCGGTGGCAATCCCAATACGGGCGGTATGGGATTCGTCCCGACGGGCCTTGGGCCTGGTGGTGGTGGTATCGTCGTGGCTTGCTTCATTTTCCCCTATGGGTTTACCGGCGGCGCTGCTGGTACAACTCTTGGGCCGCCGATTGTGGCAACGAATGCCTATGTGTTTCCCGTCTTCAAGATCAACCAATTCCGCCCCACGCTGCGCGTCGAAGGTTCTGCCAATCAGGAGTTTGATTTCGACGGCACAAGCAGCGGCGCGAAGGGCATCCCGACGCTGGTGTAAGGAATAAGAATGGACGGCGTTCTTGAAACAATGGGCATTGCCACGTTTGATTGGAACGAGCAGACCTGGACATTGCCCAGGCCAAATGGCAGCGCGGAAGGGATGATCCGCACCTACCTGCAACACCGCGAACGGTATTGGGTGCAGGTGCAGTTTGAATATGATCACCCCGACTTCCCCAAGGGGAAAATGGGCATCGCTGAATACTCATTCCACATGGAAGGCTGGCGGGCCTCGAACGTCAAAGGCAAATGGGCCTTTCGCAAGCCCGATTGGGCGCAGGCGATGGAGAACGACACAGATTGCTTCGCCGAGATGGTTTATCTGTGTCTGACGCAGGTAACGAAACAGGCGGAAGTGAGCCGGGCCGAAGTGCGGAAGATGGTCAAGGACAAGCAAGAGGATTGCGACCGGAAACGGGAAGAGGCATTCAAGGCAGGCATGGAACCGGAGAAGATTTACGCGACGATCAACAGTGAGATCATGGAAGCCTTTCGAGGGTTGCTTGCGCCAACCCCTTCGATAGCCCCCACGGTTACGGTGGGGGCGAAACGCTGAACTACCCGGAAATCTGTGCCGTTCTTTTTGAGCGGGCCGGTTGGAGCAAAGAGAAGTGCTTGGAACATGACCGCTGGTATTTGGCGAACATCTGTTGCCGGGCGCGAGACAGCAAGGGCAATCTGATGGTCATGCCCAAACCACACGCACCCTACCTGAATCCGAAAGAAGAATGGTTCGATGCCCGGCGCAAGTTGGGCATCCCGGAGTGGCAGATACAAGAGACCTGGGACGAATACGAAAGAGCCGCACAGCGAACGCAGATGAATGGCAGACACACCCGCACGTCCTGACGATGAAGAAGCCGGCGCAAATGCTGCGCTGTTGACTCCAGAAGAACACGCGCTCGCCACTCAACTGAACCTTGATCTTGCTGCTGCTAGTAAAGCAGGCGACAAGGCAAAAGTCAGGGAAATAGAAGTACGTCTCAAACAAATCGATCCTTTTAATCAGGCCGTTTTTGGTTATGGTCAAACGGCCGGTACATTTCTTGATCCTAGGCAAACATTAAGCGAGACAGAAGTCGAAGCTACGAGAAAGCGTCTCACTTATGGGACAGCTGCCGAACGTGCAGCCGCACAAAGTTCGTTTAGTCAACCGCAACTCAGCGCGCTGGCGCAGCAACTCAAGGCATTGGAGCCTGAATTTACCGATGCTGATTTGCTGGCGATGGACGATAACGAAATTGCAGCAAATATCAAGATTCGGCAACCTGTCCAGGAACAAACAAAGTCGGTCGGTTTGCACAGTTTCCTTTCGGCAGACAAGCCGCTGTCCATCAAGCAATTAAGCAAATTGTCAGGCTTGCCAGCCGATCAGGTTGGTATGGACTTAAAGCCGTTGCTTGAAGCGGGGCATATCGAAAGCAAGGTCATTCGCGGCAATGTGACCTACCGTTCTACTCAGCAGTTTTTCACCGGCGGCGAAATCCAAGGCGAAGGTGGTCCCACGGACGATGCCGAGACGATCAAGGCCAGTCCCGGCGAGTTCGTCGAGCAAGCCTCTGCCGTATCCCGTGAAGGTCCGGCGAAGATGGAAGCCCTGAATGAGGGGCAGGCGCATATCGTCGGCAACGCGCCCGGCTTTTCCCACGGCGGCTTACTGGGCCGTGCGCGTCCGGGCGTGCTGCGCGGTGCAGGCATGGGGCCAGAACAGCAAGGACCGCCCGGCCCGCGCCCGCTCATGGGGGGGCCGCCGCGCCGTCCGCCAGCGCCACCGCCAGTTGCGACGATGCCGGAGCCAGAAGAACCGACACCGCCCAGCACGTCTACCGATCCGACCGTCGCAGCGCACGATCGCGCGGCAGCGGAACGGTTGCAACGGTACGCGGCAGAACACAAGGCGCAACAGGCGGCAGCACGAGCGGCGCAACAGGCCGCCATACCAGCGCAACGACCGCCGCGCACCGTGGCACAAGATGCCATGTCGGCGCTCTACGGCGTTGTGCCGCTGCCGCTGGCGCCGACGCCGCCTATCCCGGCCAGTACGCTCGCGCAAGGCTTATACGGCACGCAGCCACCGCAGCCAATGGCGCACGCTATTCCGCTTGGACCGCAGCAAGACCCGGCCCTCCTGAGCCGCACACAGAAGATTTACAGCGAGTTGACGGCGAAATCCGATCAGCAGCGGGCCTTGACCGCGCAGGCAGCCGGGACGCCGTATCAACCATTAAATCAGCAACAGCAGCAAGCCCTGTACGCGCAAGCGGCAGGCCGGGCGCTGCAAGAGTTTGAAGCAAAGACAAGGCTGGCCGGCGCGGGCCTGGATGCGTTCGGGCGGCGTGCCATCACCATCGCGGGCGGCCTGATCCGTGGCGGCGCGGCTGGAGTCATGGGCGCGGCAGGGTCGATCCCGGCCCTGTCTCAGACGGTCGGCGGCTCGGTCGGTCTGGTCCGCGGCGAGATTGGGATTATTCTCGCGCCGACGTTGCTGAATCTGGCGAGCGGGTTACAAGGCTTGTCGCGCCGATTGCAGAGCATTTCGCCGGAAGGCAGGAGTGGCCTCAATACGCTGGCGGTCAGTGCGCTCGCAATGGGCGGGGGCATGCGCCTGGGCGGTATGCTTGGCATGGGCAGTGCCGCCGGGTTAGGTATCGGTCTGTTGTCAATGGGTCTGATGCGCTCGGGGCAGCAAGGCGGACAGGGATTGGGAGCGGTTGAGAAGACAGCGGAACAGCTGGCCGTCACGTTCGGGCATCTGATGAAGGCGCTGGATCCGGCAATTGTCGGGTTAGGGCGGCTGACGGAAGCAGCACTGCGCATGGGTGGCGGGGCGCTGCAATTCGTGGACAAGATTGGCAGCGTTGCCGGGCCATCGGGCGGCGGCATGTTGCTCACGGCCTTGACTGGCGCTGCAATCGGCAGTTGGATGACGCGCAGTAGCGTTGGCCGTGGCAGCAGTAGCGCGGCTCTTGCCGCTTTCGAGGGTGCAGGGTCAGGCAGCGGCAATCGGTTCGGTGGCTTCTTCGGCACACGCCGTGGTATGTTGGCTGGGGCAGGCTTGGCAGTCGGTGCAGAATTGGCCGGAAGTGCTGATGAGCGGCACGGTCCAACCTGGCAAGGCAATATCGGTTGGACAGCGATGGGAGCAAGTATCGGCTCAGCCATTGCGCCAGGGTTCGGCACAGCCATTGGTGCGGTTATCGGTCATGGCGCGCACTTATTATCTCATAGAATGGGTTGGATCGGTGGCGCGGCAGCGCCTTCGGAGGGCGGCTTGACCCGTCCCGAAGGCGTTACACAGCAGCAATGGAGTCAGTTCATGGCCGTCGGGACCGGCTTTCAAAGTCGCTCTGGCGGTCTGGAAGGTCTGCACGAGATGCTGCAACAAGAGGCTGTTCGCGACCCGATGCAGCAAGCGAACTTTGAGCAGCAAATGCGCGTCTTGCAACAGATTGAGCAGCACTTGCGACCTGGGGCCAGTGTCCCCGGCGCTCCCACTGGACTCAGGTTTGATTAATGGGCGTCGGCAATTATTACAACTGGCCCGATCCGCAAGTCAATCTGCCGGTGCGCGAAGCAAGCGGCGCGTCCCCGGAGTTTCTGTTAGATCAGGAATTCGATCAAGTTGATTGGATTGGTTGGATTCCGTGGTCTTCTGGCCTGGACTTGTTTCAATCGTTGCAAGTTTACAAGCAAGCATTTGAGGGATTCACGACAGTTGGGTTAGCAATTCCAGGCTCGCCTTTGATCGGTCAATGGCCTAATACATTTTTATGGTATCAGCGCGCATTGCCTGCCAAGCATCCGGCCTATGGTGGCCCCGGCTACATCTGGTGCAAATCCATCAAGGGAGAAGGATTTATTCCAGAAGGCAAAGCCGTTGACGGTACAGCACGTTTCGCAGAAGCGAAGGTCCGCATAACCTTTACTACACGTCCTGATTTTCTAATGAACGACAATGATATGCTTGGATTGCAAATTAGTCGCCATTGGGACTTTCTTGGTGATATTGCTCTCGGCAGAAGACCCTGGGACAGTACCTATAGAACAACCGTCGCTGATGATGCGACGCTTTTGCGCTATGTCGTAATGGAGAGATTTTATCGGTCGCGTTATCAAACGATTCCGAGCTTGAGCGGAGCCAAATGGAATAATCTGCCATTTGGCACAAGCCCTTTATTCATTGCAGTTGCGCCCGTCTTTCAAACAACCTTCATCATCATCACCGAATCGGAATTGCACGTCACGCAAATGCAAATTCCGATTGAGAACATCCCGCATGAAGCGATTGAATACGCCATTGGCAAAACGAATCTCTATCAATACGGCATTGGCGGCAGTGGAGTTTTTAATGACGGCAGCCTGCAACCTGCTTTCGGCCCATTTGGACCTGGCACAATGCTATGTATGGCCCCGCAGATTTCCAAGCCATACGTTGCGCCGAATCGGCGTTACTGCGTGGACATCAAGTTTATATTTTACATTTTTCCTAATGGCGTGACAAGCAGTGGACAAGCCTTTGGTGGTGCAAATTGGGCTTATCGGGCCGATATAACTAACAACCAAAATCGCGGTTGGTTTCCGTTCTCCAGGAACGGCCTAGTTTATATGCAGCCTAATACTGGCAACATCATGATCCAATTACCTGGCCCAGATGTGTTGGCACGTTCAGCAACTCAGGGACCGCCGCCACCGAATGACCCGGTTGCTTCATTTTTATATTTTCCGCCAGCAGACTTCAACCTGTTGCATCGCCCGCGCGGTTCGCTTCGACCTAATCCGGACGGCAGCGTAAAGGTATACGCTTCGGTCTAACGCGACATAAGCCATGCGCCCGCGATGGAGTTGACCACGGAAAGGGCCAGCCCGATGGAGCAAAGGATAATGCCAGTCCTAGCAAGCTGTTCGCTGCCTGGTTTGTGGCTTAAGCGACCAAGGCAGAGGCCCGTAATGCTGATCGGCAGGCCGAAGATGGGTAGAAGCCAAGCGACCATGCTGATGCGCCCGAGGATCATGGAAGTGATAGCAGCCGTTTCTTTCGGCTCGGCTGGTTCATCAGTTAGCGTGGCCGTTGGAAGCGGCACGATCAGCAGTTGCCGGCAGCGCGAGCAAAGAACTTGCTGCCCGTCTGGAACAGCAGTAAAACCGACCTGAGAGCATTTCGGACAGGTGAAGTGGATCATTGGTGTTCTCCGCTAGGTCATTCGCCGGGCAACGTCTGACATTTTAGCACAGAGGAAAAGTTTTGTGCGTCCCGACAAGTTCAAAGCCATTGGCAACCATCCTTTTCTGCGGCAATTCGCGGACGAATGGGCGCTCATGGCCGATGCTATCGGGCAACTGCAAAACAACGCACAAGACGGCATCTCACAATTCGACCGCAACGTAAAACCAGAATTTCCGATTATCGCCCGGATCACGGGCCAAAATGCTGCCGTCCCCTCTGCCTATTCGTGGACGCTGGAAATCGAAGATCAGGTCACGACGGGCATCTATGACGACAATCAGCAAGCGGGTGTCACGGGCGGACCTGGGACGTATACCGATGGTTCGTCCATGTTGCCGGCCTTCGAGCGATCCGGCAATACACAAGTGCCTATCGACGGCTCGGCGTTTGTGGAATTGCATCCGGCCTCAACCGGGCCGTGGTTCTGGTTCGATTGGATACCTGACCCTGACCCGGAAATAATCCTCGTTTCTTCCGTTTGTCTCGCTGGTTCGTCGCAGGCCGTCGCGGGCACGTCCACGTTGCTCACGTCAGCCAGCACGCCGACGAATATCACCGGCGCGGTCCTGACGTTCACAACTACGGCGGTAAACACCAACCTTGAAGTCGTCGGCGTCTTTGACTTCAACCTCGTGGTTGCCGTTTCCCTATCAAACAAGGTCTACGGCGTGCTGTCCGTGGATACCGTGGCGCAAGCGACCATCGCGGAACTTGGCTCACCGTTGCTCGGCAGTCCCGGCACGACGGCAACCGTGATGCAGAAGTGGGTGCTGAACCTGGGACCGGGCACGCACACGCTCCAGCTGCAAGGCTACATGCAAACCGTAGTCGCGGGGGACACGGCCACGGCGAGCGCGAATACGACGCTGACCGTGGGGCCAAACTCGCTGGCCGTGCAGAAGCGGCAACTGCTGCCGGGCGGCTTAGTAGGACCGCCGGTCTGCTATTACAACCCCGCCGACTGCCTATGTCCGGGAAGCGGCGGTGGTGGGCCGGGCCTGGTGCTGACGAGTTGCTGCCCCAATGGGCTGCCGACGGTTATTCCTCTCAACATCGTCGGCGGCAGTTTTGCGGGCGTCTACCAGCTGGCGAACGCCGGGGACGGTATTGCAACCCATTGGTACTGGACAGGCACGGTGGCGGGTCACACGCTGACGATCACGTTGGCCTGTGCCGGATCGGGTTGCAGCGGGTTTACGCTCTTGGTCGTTTGGAATGCGACCACTTATTTCAACTCGCAAGCGCCCGATGCGGGGTGCAACTGCGACTGCCTGACCTGGACGGGCACGGGCGGCGGCGCGGGGATCGTGGCGAGCAACTGCCAGATTGGGCCGGGGCCAGTGGTCAACACTTGCTGTCCTGGTGGGATGCAGTTGGTGTTGCCGGTCAGCTACGTCACGGCAGCGGGCACAACCACGGGGACGATCACCTACGATCCGAGTATCAACGCCTGGCGCGGCATTTTCCCAGGCGATGCCGATTGCGCCGCGGCGGGCGTTTTGATCCAGTGCATCGGCGGACAGTGGGTGCTGGAGGCGGGGACGGGGAGCGTTACGGCCACGGCGTTCAGTTGCGGCAATACACCGTACCTCTATTTCGCCAACGTGCAGACGATCATCCCATGCAGCACGGGCACGTTGATTGTCGGGACCGGCGCAGTCACGCCGTGCTACTGCCCAGCCGGGACGATCCTGCCCACGGTGGTGGCGCTATCGGTGATTTCTGGCTCCGGGACGTGCGCCGCGTTCAATGGGCAGGGCTTCAACCTGACCTATGGGCCGACAAGTGGGGTCGGCGGCGTGCCGGGCTGGACGGGCAGCGGCACAATCGGCGGCGTGGCGGCGAGCGCCATCTTCTATTGCAGCGGTGGCAACTTCGCGCTGCGCATGACGGGACCGGGCGGGACGGCCGATCTTGGCTTTGGGCCAGCGCCGACGTGCGTACCCTTCCTCTGGCAATCGCCCGCGTCGTGTTCGGGAAGCGGCGCGGGTTGTTTCGGCTTCTGCTCCGGCGCTGCGGATACGTTCGTGTTTCAGGTCGCGGGCAACAGTTCCAGCGCGGGCGGCATTACCAGCACGGGCGTCGGCACGGCGCACACGGCCAGTGCCGCCGCGAGCGCCACGATTACGGGCATCACCACCAACCCCGGCGACGTGCTGATTGTCGTCGTCGGCGCATCGAACGCGGGCAGGACGCTCGCCAACCTGACCGCGACCTACAACGGTCTGCCGATGGAGTCAGCGGTCCTACAGAACATCAGCAGCTTCAACTTCGGCGCAACGGTCGTGCAGATATTTACTCTGGCGATCACGCAGGGTCAGACCGGCAACGTGGTCGTGACGAACAGTTCAGGGGCGACACATATCCTCGAGGCGCAGGCCATCGTGGACAGCAACCTGCCCTTTGGCGTCGTGGACCTGACCGCGACGAACACGGGGACAGGCGTAGCGCCAGCCGTGGCCGCGACGGGGACCACAAGTCAGGCGAACGAGATTTGCCACGTTGCCTTCTGCTTTGTCAACTCATCGGCTATAACGGTGGGTACATGGAACAGTCCATTCATCAGCGGCGGGCAGGACGTGCTACAGACACCGGGCGGGGCGCTGCCCGCGATTGGACTCACGGAGGGCTCGGACCTGTTGAGCGTGACGGGTACGCCGAGTGCGGGGCTGACGGGCTGCACGGCGTTTTATTGGGCCGGGGTGATGATAACCTTGAAGTGAGGCTAACATGAAATCGGTGCGCCTGGACGGCTCCGAGAAGCCGAAGCCTGAAGCGCTGAAACCGTGCGGCAGCTGCGGTGGGAATGTTAGGCTCAAGCCGCCTGCCGCGCCAGTGCCGACGGGCAAGCGACTCGTGCAACTTGCGCCGTATCGCTTCTTGCTTGTGAGGGATGAGAAATGAGCCAGCGTCTTGTCACTGTTCCGGCAACACCGTACACGAGCGCGCCGGGTGTCAACGATGACACCCACCTGGGTTTCGTGACGGGTTGCTCGTTCGTTATCGACGTGACGCACGGCAACGCTTATTTCTGCACGTCGGCGGCGCTCGGCGCGGCGACGTGGGTGACGCTCGGCAACGCAGGCGGTTCCACATCCATTACCACGGTCGGGACCATCACCATCGGCACTTGGCACGCCACGCCGATAGGCTCGGCTTACGGCGGGACAGGTGGCGACAGCAGCGCCGTGACGGGCATTGCGCACGTTGCGGCTGGGGTATGGAGTTACAGCACGATTGCCACAGCGGATATTGCTGCCAACGCCGTCACTTCCGCCAAGGTCGATTCATCGGTCATCATCGCCTCGGGCGCAAATGCCTTCACCGGCAATCAGGCAATGGGCGGTTTCAAGCTCACTGGCCTGGGCAATGCCACGGTGGGCACGGACGCGGCCAACCTGCAAACGGTCGTCGCGCAGATAGTCGCGCTGGCCCAGCTGCCGCTTTCGGGCGCGGCTTCGACCCTGTTCGGCGTGGGCAGCGGTGGCGCAGGTGCGATTCATACAATCACGCTCGGCAGCGGGCTATCCATGACGGGCAACGTGTTGAGCGCCACGAGTGGCAGTGGGACGGTAACGAGCATCATCGCGGGGGCAGGGCTGACGGGCGGGACGATCACGGTCAGCGGGACGGTGGCGATTGACTACACGCAAACGCCGACGTGGACGGGCACGCATAGTTATCTGCAAACGGTTGGTACTACTGTAACGGACGCATTGCATTTAGAAAACACAACGGCAGCATCGCTCGGCAGTCAACAATACAGCCCCGCGCTTCATTTTAGTGGGCAGGGATGGGCAACAGGAGGCTCAACCAGTCAGTCCGTTGATTATTACTTGCTAGCACAACCGGCACAAGGGGCAAGCGCTACTGGCGCTCTCATTATTTACCGGCAATTGAACGGAGGCGCTTTGAATGTCTCTGCTCAGTTTTTCAGCGACGGCAGTGCAAGCATTGGCGCTGGCGGCCCAGGCGGACCAATCGGCAACGGAATTTTCAATGCGGGCATGGGAATCAGAATAAACAACAGTGCCGCATCAGCTCATTACTTGCGCGGCAATGGGACGAATTACGTCGATTCTGCCCTTCTCGCTGCGGACCTGACCGGCACAGTCGCCATCGCCAACGGCGGCACGAACAGCAGCACGGCGCTGACCAATGGCTACCTTATCGTTTCCAACAGCGGAGCCATTGTCGGAGCCAGTGCTGCCACAGGCGGCAGCTGGAGCGCCAACAGCAACAAGCTCACCAGTGTTACCGACCCAACCAATCCGCAGGACGCGGCCACGAAGAATTATGTCGATTTGGCGGTTGCTGCAATCGCCGCTAAGAATGACTGCGCCGCTGCAACTACAACGGCGTTGGCGGCCTCGACCTACAACAACGGCTCAGCCGGCGTTGGGGCTACTATCACGCTCACTGTTGCTGCTGTCTTGGTCCTCGACGGGTACACACCGGCGCTCAACGACCGCTTGCTCATCAAGAATCAAGCAAGCGCCGTTCAGAACGGGCTGTATGCTGTCACTACACTGGGCGTCCTGGGCGTGACACAGGCGGTCTTGACGCGCACAACGGACTTTGACCAACCCGGCGATGGTATCAACGGGGCGCTGGTGTTCGTCCTCAATGGCACGACCAATGGCAATACGCTTTGGAGTTGTACCACAGCAGCCAGTGTCACCTTTGGCACGACGAACATCAATTGGAGCCAGTTCACTGGTACGACCTACACCGCCGACGAAACAACGCTGCATCTGGCAGGCACGACCTTCAGCATCATCTCTACCTACACCGGCCAAACCAGCATCACGACGCTGGGGACGATCACGACTGGCGTTTGGAATGGCACGGCAATAGCCAACGCAAACCTCGCGCATTCATCCATCACGATTGCCAGCAGCACGCTGACCGGGACGGGTGCGGTGTCGCTCGGCGGGACAGCTACGCTCAACGTCAACTACGGCTTCACGAGCAACACAGCCTTGCAGGGCAACACGACCTTGGATCAGATTGCGCCGCCAGCGGCGAACGTGGCTATGGCTGGTTTCAAGATGACCGGCATGGGCAACGCGACCGTTGCCACGGATAGCTCGACGCTGGCAAATGTCTGGTCCGCGCTCTCTTACTCTCAACTCGGCTTTTAGGGGATAACCAATGGCGGCCAGTAACGTCCCGATCTTCCCGCAGTCCTTCACGTCCACAACGATTCAATTCGCGCCTGGCGATACGACCGCAGAGAAGGACATTTTTACGGCTGGCGCAGTCGGGTCAAAGATCAGCGCCATCTATGCGTACAGCACGGACACGGCTGACCGCGATATTGTGCTGTACTTCAAGCCAAGCGGCGGAACCGACCTCGCCTTCGTGACGATCAAGGTTCCGTTGACGTGCGGCAGCGTGGATACGATTCCCGCCATCAACCTTTTGGCGTCGGCGCAGTTTCCGCTGATAAAAGACGCGCAGGGCAACAGCTTCTTTTACCTGCCGGCCTCTGGAAAACTTCGTGCTGCGATGGGCACGACGATCACGACGGCCAAAGTAATTAATCTTTGGATTGACGCCGCCGACTATTAATCTTGCTTTTGTTCCCGCGATGGAACGCGAACCGCTTCCTCAAGCGTCATGCCCATGACATTGACGCGACGCCATAAGACCCCTTGGCGTAAACCAAGTTCCTTGGCAATCTCAGTGATGGTGACTTGTCGGCCATGATAGGGAAAACGAAACGAATTGCACCGATTGTTGGCTTGTTCCGTCGCGGTTGCCCAGCGGCAATTGCCCGGTTCGTAATTGCCATCATTGTTGATGCGGTCGATGGTGTGTTTGGAAGATGGGCGATTGCCCATGTCTTCCAGAAAGGCAGGGAACGAATCTCTCCAGCGCTGACAGACCTTGATTCCGCGTCCACCATAACGCGGGAACTGAGGCGATTCGTGGTTAAAGCATCTGTTGAGCATCCCATTCCAGACGGCGCATTCCGGCAGGTAGGCTCCGCCGTGTTTAACTACAGCGATTTTCTCGTAATTGCGTGGAAATTCCTTTTGCAAGCATTTGCAGGATTTCGTGTGTCCGGTCTGCAAACTGTTACTGAGTGCTACGATTTCCTTTCCGCACTCGCACCGGCACAGCCAACGGTACTTGATAACTCTCTTTACCTTGCCGACACGCTTGCATCCGAGATACCGAATCGCCGTGAGCCGTCCGAACACCTGCCCGGTAATGTCTGGCCCTTGAATCGGAATGCTGATAGAATCGTGTTCAGCCATGACCTGACCTTTCGTGGAAAAGGTTGCGTTGCGGTTAGAGCCGAAACGATGCTTTCAACATCGCGTCGGCTTGTTTTATTGTACCGATGCCCGAATAGAGGGCAACAGCAATGATGGGCGATATTTCACCCAAGGCTAACACACAGAAAACCGGCACAGGACAAGTGCAAGTCTTCCAGACTGCGCCGACGCTCAACTCGCCGATCTTCGTAACTCCAGCGCTTGGCACGCCTGCCTCTGGTGTGCTGACCAATTGCACGGGCATCGTGGAAGCGGGCTTTTCCTTCACGGACATCACCACGGCGAACAGCAGCACGTCTCAGCATGGGTTGCTCCGAAAACTCGACAACACGGCAACGCATTACCTGGACGGAACTGGGGCATGGTCAACCCCGGCAGGAACCGCCTATTCCGCTGACGAATCGACGCTGCACCTGTCCGGGACCACGTTCAGCATTATTTCGACCTATGTGGGGCAAAGCAGCATCGTGACCGTGGGCACGCTCACCGGCGGCGCAACCGGCGCGGGCTTCACGATTGCGCTTACCACGTCAACCGTGACGGGGACGCTCGGCCTGGCACGCGGCGGTACAAATGCGGACCTGTCCGCGACCGGCGGCCCGCACTTTTACCTGAAGCAACTCAGCACGGGCGCGGCCGTCACGGTAGGCGCGATCCTATCCGGGGATTTGCCAATCTTTGTGGCTTCTGGCGCGTCCCATGCGGGCGGCGGCGTCCCCGATCCGGGCGCGACGGCCTACACCAACACGCAGCGGGTGCTGACCGATCAGTCAACATGGGCCATTGCCAAAGGGCAAATCGTCGGCTTCAAGTACACCGCGACCGACGAATCGACCACCAGCACAACCTACACCGATCTTGCCACGGCGGACTCGGTGACGTTCAGTCTGGACGCCACACAAGACGTACTGGTGCTATACCACTCCAATACCTACGTCAGTGCCGGCGCGCCCACGGAGTTTGTCTACTCTCAAGTCTATCTGGACGGCACGGCGCAAACGTCCCCGGTCAGCGCGGTGTTCCTCGCGCCCACGGCGAATGCCCTTGGTCTGCCGCAGATGATCGTCTATAAAATTGCTGCGGTGGGCAGTGGCAGTCATACCATTGACATCAAACACCACTGCGACAGTTCCAACGCATCGCACTGGCGCTGGCGGTCCTTGACCTGTTTCATTTTGGGGTAATTCATGCAACTTTATCCCTACGGTCCTGGCTCTTACCTGACCTCGCAACTCCAAGCGGAGATTGCCGCCGTGCTGCCCACCATCGCTGGCATCAATGGCAGCGGCTACGATGCCACGGTACGGCTGGCATCGCTGATTCAAGTGCTGTTCCCGGCCGCGCTCTCCATTGCAGACAAGACGACGCTGGACGCAAAGATAACGGCGCACGTCCCAGCGCCGATGACACCAGCGGAGACCTTTGATTCTGTGCCGCCGCCCGTGCGGGTTGCGAATGCGCTGGCGATCCTGAGTGCGAAAAATGCGACCACAACACCACAGCAACGGGCGCATGCACAAACCATCGTGGATGATTGGGTGACGACAATCTCGACAAAGGTGACGTAATGGGCTGGATCATCTTGTACGGCTATTGGCTATCATTCCTCAAGGCTATTGGCCTGCGAAAGGACAAAAAATGAGCATTCTCGAATACACAGAAGAACGACACGATTGGGGAGAGTCCGGTGAGGGCAAGCCTCCGCCCGGCGTCATGTGGGTCTACTACTGCCTCAATGAGCCGAAGATGGTGGACTTCTTGTGCCCGTGCGGCTGCGGTAACACCTGTCCGACGCACCTGACTACGCCCGACCGGCCCAAGCAGCCCAACGACCGACGCTGGAACTACTCGCCAGGGCCGACGCTATCGCCCTCAATTCGCTGGACGGGTGGTTGCAAGGCGCATTTCACCATCACGGGTGGCAAAGTGACAATGCACGAAGATTCTGGAAAATAACAGGAGGCCAGGTATGGAAAGCATCATCCTCGCCTTTCTGCTGCTGCAAACCGGCTCATCACACTGGCAGGCCCGTGAGGTTGCCACGGTCCAGCTACGGGCCTTCCTACCCGCGTCCGCGCCGGTAATCAAGTGGGGCACTCACCACAAGGACAAGGAGATAGCGACCCGTTGCACCGTCCTCTGGCGGGAGTACGTCAAGAGTTCAGCTCGGAGCAAGGCGGAAAACACCTGGCCGCGCTGGTATAAGCAGAGGCCGTGGATTGACGGCTTGCCGCGCTCATTTCCTTGCCGCAGCGCGACGATTGCCGGCTGGCTCGCCGAAGCGAGGAAGACGGTCAAGATGGACGTTTCGCCGACCTATGGTGATTACCGCCATGCCACGCTGTTATTCATGGAGCGCCTCTACCAGCTAGAAGTGTCCAAGGCAGAGATAGAAGACTTGCTGGACGTGATGGCATGGCAGGAATGGAAATGGATGACAGACCATCGGGACGCTTATCAGAAATTGCCGTGGGAGAAATTGCACTTGCCAGGATGGTAAGCCATGCCGAAGCGCGTTGCAAAACTGGTGCGCTGTCTCGGTCCAGGGCCGGAACATTCCTTTGTGTCGCATGACCCGCTCCGGCAGCGGATTTGCCGGCGCTGCAAGAACAACAGCCACCATCCGCGCGGCTTCATCGGACCAAGTTTCGCGGACAAGAAGAATGTGCTGGACGGAGGAAGGACTTGAAAAGATACTTGCCGCCTTTTTGTCATTCCGAGAAGACGATGAAACGTGCCGCCCGCGACCATGCCCACCGGAAGGACGTTCGCAAACAGCGCCAGCATCTTCACGCCATCAAATCCGCTGCCGAGTTGCGCCGGATTGTGCTGGGCAGTCGGGGCATTCATCAGAAAGAGCGCAGGCTTGACCAGAATGGCGATTTCAAGTAAACTCACAGGGACGAAAACAGCCCGTTGGGTTGAAAGCTCACGACTTTCCCAACAGGCCGTTTTCTTGCAGCGAATTGTCACTCCATTTGATTTTAGCAAGTCTTCGCTGCACGTCAACTTTTTTTCAAGTCGTGAGCGTACTTTCTGCTGCATCACCGAAAAGAAAATGCCGCTCCCGTCCTCGATACGGGCCTTCCTCCGAGGAAGAAAAAGGTACGTTCATCCGTGCGGTGCTTATCGTGGTGATGCCGGACGCTGGAAAGTGTAGGACTGCTGGCGCTCAGACAAGAGCGTACATTGGCCCCGACTCACAACCGGGCATCCAGCACGAAACTTTGTCGAATGACAGGCAAAGAAACGTATCCAGCAAGGCAAAATCAATCTCCCCGCTCTGCCGAGCCTGCAACGGGGGTCCAATGGGGCGAAAGCCTTGACCGTGCCAACGCTGGGCTGTCCTCGCCGGATCAAGACAGCAGCAAGACCAAACGCAGCGGATGCCATGCCAAGGTGCATTGGATATATGGCTGTGGTGCGCGCTGCCGAATTTTCAAGTCTTGCGAAAATGGCCAGAGCAAGTAAAATGCAGGGCAGACCAGCGGAGGGATTCATCATGCGGCAGTTGCGTCACCAGAGCGTCACGGACAAGTACGCCAATCGGACCATGCACGTTTGGCGGAAGCGGGTGGACGGGTTTTACCTCTGCGTCCTGTGCGGCGCGATCTGTCATTACCCGCCGCCGCCTGTTGAGCCGGAGGGCTGGGAGCCGCTCCGCTATGAGGCACTCACGGATGAGGACCGGGCGCTGTCGCCGAAAGCGAACGGGGAACTGGTGTGATCGACCCGCTGACGCGCTATCTGTGGAAGCGGTATCTGGCCGCCGTGGCGCGCAATCGGAGCAAGGTATTTATCCGTTTCGCGGCGGCGCTGGTAGACATGGGTTATGAGCCGTATGCTGCGGAGTTGGACGAAAAAGATCAGGTCGGCATTGATAACAGGATCATCCCGCCACCGCAAGGGGAATTGGTCGGCGAGCGGATGCTGAAATTTCCGTGCGGTTATCGGAGCGTGGAAAAACTGTTTCGCCTTGACACCCAGCACAGGAGATAGGATGCACATTTTCCGCCGTTGCACAGGTCTCTTATCCGTTGGCTTTATGGGTTCGGGTCTGTACGTCGGCGCGGCTCTTATCGCTGAAGCCTCAACGGACCCGCTCAGCGGCAATACGGGCTGGATAGGGGCCGGGTTGTTGGGCGCTGTGTTGGCGTGGCTGATGTTCGTTCACCTGCCAGGGTTGCAAAAACAACTCAGGGAGTTTGTCGCTGAGAAAGACTGCCAGATAAGAGAGCTGATGAAGGCGGCTGCTGAGGAGAGGCAAAAGGACAGAGAATCAAGACAGAACGCCAATGAAGTCTTCCGGCAAATGCTAGGAGCGATCCAGAAGCAATACGACGACAACAGAGAGGTTGATCGCAAGGCGTTTGAGGGCCGAAACGCCATACTGGTAGGGGCCATAGAGAAACAGACTCTTGCTATCGTTGCCGCACAGAATGAGCAATCTGCCCGGATTGTCAAGGAAATGGATGGCACTTGGCAGAAGCTCGCTGGCGCGCTCAGCAACATAGTTCCCAACGGGGACATGCCGCCCGGCAGGGGCGGTCCAAGAAGGGAGCGGGACTGATGAGCGACATTGTTTGGCAAGCCTTGATCGCTGCGGGTGTAACACTCGTCTTGGCCTGGATGAATCAGCGTACCAAGAACGCTGTTACCAGCGCTGCCGATAAAGCGGCTACCAAGGTTGAGGAAGTCAAGGATACATTAGAGAGTCACAACGAGGCCAGCGCGGATAAGCTGGCGGAAATGGCAGAAGTTGGCGAGGCGACTCATACGCTTGTCAACTCAGCAATGGGCGCGCAGCTCCGCCTCCATGCCGCGACTGCCAGAGCATTGGCCGAGCAGACCCATCTGCCGGCGCATACCGCGGCTGCCGATCTAGCGGAAAAATTGCTGGCGCAGCACGAAGCAAAACAGAGAAGAGTTGACAATATGATCGCGGAGAATACCGAAAAGTGATACAATGAACCCGGAGAACGTCAATGGTCGGGAAATTCGTCTCCTACTCCGCGCCCGTCATGAGAATATCGCACGACGACCGCCCGGACAGTGAATACTACGTCAGCGCCACGGTCACGGTGACATTGAACGGGCGCACGGCGCGCATGTCAGACTTGCAACCGGGCGACCGCGTGGTGCTGCTAGGCGACCCGGCGGTGACGGTAACGGCTGAGAGGGATTAAATCATGCTGCTGATTCTGCTGGTAATTCTGCTCATCCTGTGCCTGGGCGGCGGAGGCTGGGGTCAGTACAACGGCCAGCCGTGGGGCGGCCCCGGCATCGGGCTGGGCGCAATTCTCTTGATAATCTTGATCGTGCTTTTGCTCTCAGGTCACAGTTTTTGAAAGGTGGGCGCATCATGTCCTTTTTCGCGGTCATCTTTGTGGTCCTCATGATTCTGGCGCTGTTTGGCGGCGGGTATGCTTGGCGACCAATCGGTCCAACGCCGAACTATGGTCCCTTCGGTGCATGGTTCATGTTGTGGCTGTGCGTGGCCATTCTCGGCTACATCGTCCTGGCTGGCGGTGGCGCTGGCACGATGGTCATTCACTGACCCCTGTTCCGTCCCAACGCCATTTTCTAGGATGGAACCAGCATGACCGACGCCGCCGACGCGCTCTTTCTGGCGCTGACCGCCCTGGCCGTGGGCCTTCTGTCCGGCATCGTCATCGGCTTCAATCTGGCGCAGCAGGCCATGCGGCGGCAGACGGTCAGGCTGTACCGGAACATGCGGGACGTTGCCAAACGCACAACGAAACGATAGCATTTCTCCAATGACCGAACCCCGCACAGTCGGCCCTGGACAGACCGAAATCAGCGAATATCAGGCGCTGACGCTGATCCTGCGCCAGCTGGCGGACCTCAAAGCCACGGTGGACACCATCGCGCAGGCCGTATTAACTCAAGATCAGGTCGATGCCTTGACCGCACAGCTCAAAGCCAGTAACGATCAACTCCAAGCCGCTCTCAACCCAACGAAAGAGGAACCAACATGAGCGTACCGCTTCTCGACGCCTTGACCGCCCAAGTAACCGCAACAACCACGGTGGAACAATCCGCCCTGACCTTCATCAATGGCGAAGCGGCCCGCATTCAGGCTGCCGTCAATGCAGCGCTGGCAGGCGGCGCAACGGCTGCGGACCTTGCGCCGGTACAGGCGGAAATCGACGCCATGAAAGCATCGGCGGCTTCCATCAGCGCGGCGATTGTCGCCAATACGCCGGCAGCGCCTCATTGATCGTTCGGTTCGTTGTGGCGCTCGCTCCGGCTTCCAGTAGTTCTGGTCGGGGCGGGCGTTTTCTCTACGGCGCAGGATCATGCACGATTCGCCGCCACCCATATCTTCCTGGCGTATCTTCTGCCTCTTCGTGGCCCTGGTGCTGCTGGGCGCGATGCTGTTCGCCTGCCTGATCTTCTTTCTGTGGGGGCCGCCGTGACCGCACGCACACAACTTGCGGCCCTGTTCTTCGCCTACCTCTGCGCGGTCGCACGAGTACAGGCCCAGCCTGCCGAGTGGTGGCTGCGCAGTCCCGCTGATCAGGTTATGGCCGCAGCAGAAGACATTCAAAAGTACCCCCCGGAAATAGCGCAGTACATCCGCTATCTGGACCTGGCTCAGCTGACGCCAAAGCAGCGCGGGGAGTTGTACGTCGTCTACTGTGGACACCTGCAACACCTCTCGACGCGCACCAGCATCACCAATGCCAAGCCGGTCCTTGGCAACGGCGGTTCGCTCCTGCGCATCAACGCGCTGGACTACGGCAAAAGTTTCGCCGGAGCGTGGGAGAACCTGAAAGAGTTTGACCCCTACTTTCATCAGCGGTTCAAGACGACGGCGGACGTGCAGACGAAAAAAAGCTACTACTGGCCGGGCGGCAAGGGCGACGACGGCGAAGAGTACCCGGCCGGGACGTACTATCGTACGGTGACGATCAAGAAAAACACCGTCACGAATCTGCCCGCGCCGTGGCTGTCGCCGACCCCATCGCACAAGGCGGCGCTGACGAAACTGTACGCGCTCTCCAAGAGCGAGATTCCGATTGTCCATGCCGATTGGTTCCTCTGGCAGACGGCGATTCAGGAGGATCGGGGACCGGCAGGGTATTACGATTTCCTCGGCGTGAAAGATCAGGCGTCTTACGAAAAGATCATCGGCTTTTCGCAGAAGGTATTCGACGGCATAGGCAAGGTGGAATTACGCGCCGCCGTGGGCATCTCCGGGGTGACGTTGCAACCCCGCGCCATCGCCCGCTTCGGTGCGGTGGATTCTCCCTATTGGAAGACGTTTGACTTCCGGCTTGCTACTGGCGATAAAAACCCGCTGCAAGTGCTGGGCAAGGACATTGAAAAAGATTTCGATGCGAGCGAGACTTTTGGTGTCTTGCCGAACGGCTTTTGGATTACCGGCCTGTTCAATAAAAAGGGCGAAGTCGTCAACTCGGCGCCCCCTGACATCGCGGGCAACCATCTGGCGCGGGGCAATGACAAGCGCGTCCACGTCAACCTGTCTTGCATCGAATGTCATAGCAACGCGGGCTTGCAGGATTTTTCCGACTGGATCAAGCACATGGTGACGCCGCCGCCCGCGAACCAGTTGATCGGGCTGGACTATGAAGATTTGCTGCTCAAGCGCGATCAGTACCTACGGCAGTTGAAACCGTTTCTGTCCAAGGATAGGATAACGTACACGGAAGCCGTGCGCGAAGCCACGGGCATGAAGCCGCCTGAGTACGCGAAAGCCTACGCCGATGCGTGGTACAGCTACGATCAGGCGCAAGTCAATCTGGCCTGGGTGAGCCGCGACCTCGGCATTCCAGAGAAAGAACTGCGAACGATTTTGGGCAGCATGGTGTCAACGTGGAAGGGTGATTTGGTGCTGACCGCGCTCTTGAAAGACGACGGCACACACCTGCCGATCAGACAATATCATGAGAGCCTTGGGCGGATCATGGAAGCGGCGGTATCTTACGCGAGGAAGAAATGACCTACTTTCGGCAATGCCTTTTATCCAAAATTGTTCAGCAAGGCAACGCGACGTATGAATTGCGACAAACGGCGTGGTTGCCAGAGCAATTTGTTACGCTGGGAGGAGCCGTGCGTATCAGGTCCAGAGGTACAGAGTGGGATGATGACTGGCGCATTGCTTGGTGTGGTGAACGAATTGCGGAGAATTTGATTCACGAACACCGATTGGAAAGCGGTTCCCATGCGGCATGTACTGCTGATTAGGCAAGGGAAGCAATGCAATTTACCACAGCCCACACTCGCATGATTGTTCTGGACCACTCTGGCCACTGGTTGCCCTACCCGCTCCGCGGCGACACCGAGACGGGCATCGTGGTGCAACAGGTCCGCGACAGCGATGGCTGCCCGGTGTTCAGCCACGGTCAGCCCGTCACGGAAAAGGTGGTCTATGATGCGCCGTTGACCGTGCGGGCGAATGTCGGGGAAAGATCGGTGGCAGCGCTCAAGCAAGAGAATATGGCCAAACCAAAGAGCAAGTGGATATGATCGTGACGGGCGCGTTTCTGATCGTCGGCACGGCAGCCATTTTCCTTTGCGAAGGGCTGTACCGCTTTGTCGAGTGGATGATTCGGGGTGATGAATAAAGAAGGGAGACAAATCATGCGAACGCTTTTTCTGATCCTGATTCCCGTGCTGGCGCTCTGTGCCATTCCGGGCAGCGCCGATGCGACCGGCTGCCACGTCAGCCCGTCCTACGTCAGCAGCTACAGCTACTACACGCCGAGCTATAGCTACACCCCGACCTACGCCACGCTCGCCACAACTTTCGTCCCGGTGTTCGTGCCGAGCTACGGCGTGGGCTACTCCGGGGCGGCCAGCACGACCTCGACCACCAGCGGCAGCAGCGCCGATCTGTTGCAGTTGCAGCTGGAAATCGAAAGATTAAAGGGAAATTACAAGGACCTTCAGATACAATACCTACAGGACAAGGCCAAGGGCGTCGCTGCTGTTGCACCACAGGCACCTTACCAGCCGCCGCCTCAGAAGGCGCAAGAGCCGTTGCCGAAGCCTGTAGGCGTCAATCCGGCCCTGCAAATCGCGTCGGCACGGTGCGCCGCCTGCCATGACGAGACGAATGCCAAGGCGAAGGGGAATAACTTCCTCTTGTTCAAAGGCGGCCGGATGGACCACCTGACGCCGGCCGACAAGCTGCTGGTCCAGAAGGAGGTCTGGACCGGCCGGATGCCGAAAACGGGTGCGAAGCTCTCCGATCAGGAAATCTCCGTGCTGATTGAAGACCTGATCGGCGCAACGCCGCAAGTCACCCCGGAAAAGAAGTGAGACGAATATGGAACCGGCCTTTTGGCTCTTGATGGTGTTGTCCTGGGTAACGTTCGCTGTTGCCATGATTTCAACCCACTGCGCCTATCGGAACGGTGTCACGGACGGCTATGGTTACGCGAAGGAACCTGGCTGTCCTGGTTATCGTGCCGCTGGTGAGTACCTGAAGAAACGAATGGCCCATCGGTGGCCTGAACTAAAGTCTCAACCTCAAAAGGAGTCCCAACCATGAAAACGATGCTCGCTCTGTTCGCCCTGATCGCCCTGACCGTCTCGGCTCAGGCGCAATGCGTCGGCCCGACGGCCAGCTTCAGCTACAGCAGCGCCGTGGTCTGCCCGCAGGTGATCGTCCCCAGCGTGCAAATTGTGCAGCCGCAGGTGATTGTCCAACCGGCCTTTGTGCAGACCTACGCCGTGCCCGCCGTGACAGTTTGCCCGCAAGTGCAGGTCCAGGCGGCTTTCGTGCCCAGCGTGTCCTACGGTGCGAATTTCGCGGCTGTGGGCTATGGTGGGGCGCAATTCAATACCTTCGGCGCGCATGCGTCCTTTAACCGCTTCAACACATTCCACGGTGTCGGCATCAACCGCTTCGGCTTCCATGCGGGCGGCTTCGGGGCAAGTGCTGCCGTCGTCAACGGTGGGTTTGGGGCGTCGGCTTCGCTGGTGAGCGGTAATTCGGCGATTGCCGCAGCCGGAGCCAACAGCGTCAAAATCAGGAAGGGTCTTTTCGGTCGCACGATTGTCAAGGCCAAGTGATTTTCAGGTAAGCCTCCTGTAGCGCAAAACCGGCAAGGGACAACCAACCTTGCCGGTTTTTATTTCACAACCAGCAGGTCGATCAGCGCCTGCACTTCCGATTTCGACAGGCCGGGTTGCACTCGTGTCATCTTCTTCGCGAGCGAGGCGTCCAGATCATTTATGCTCGTTGGCCGCGAACTGCCCCATGTCACTTTCAGCGTCGTCTCCGTGACAGAGTAGATCGCCAGGACGGGGCAATTAGTCTTCTTACCTTCAAACAGCAAGTCCATGCGCTTTGGCGTCGTGTTCGGATTGATCTTGATAACGTACTCCATGTTCGCCAACGATGGTGGCCAGTCATCGCAGTTTTTCACCAGCTTGTTGCCGTCGATAGTCCAGCGCTCCGTCGTAACCGTCCGGTCGAGCGACTGCGTATCCGGCCAGGATTGCTCCCACGTCCCTTGCAGTAGTTCGGCATCGTGCTTTGACAATTTCTTATCAACGAACGCCTTAAAATCTGCTGTACCTTTCTTCCAAAGAGCAAATTCTTTCTCTAGTTCTTCGGGGCAGTCCTGAACAACGGGAACGGAAACAGCCGCCCAATGAACATTGGCGCAGTGCTGGTGCGGCGACGGTCCTAATAGCCAGCATAAGAGGACGACAGTTGCCATGCTGACGCCAATGCCGAACAGACTGCCGACAAGTTCCGGCGAGATGGACTTCTGTTGATTGCTCATGGCTTCCCTTTCTGTTTTGCCCAGCGCGCCTTGACGGCAGCGCGGGCCTGTTCGCTCCGTTGTTCAGCGGTCATGTTCTTGGCGCGGGCCTTGCCGCCACGCCTGCCAAGCTCAATCGCCGCCCTGGATTTTTTCTTACCGCTTCGCATAAACCGATTGTAGGCGAACACGATGCTTAGCGTCAAGTAGAAACCGCCAGTTTTTTTCATGCGCCCGTCTTCACCAATCTTTCTTGCCGTTTTCGCGGCGGCGGGATAGGATAAAGGGCAACACTGTCTGCATTTCTTTTCACAACGGGAGTCCAACATGGCAATCAGTTATCTTCCCCCAACCGACGCGCAGGCGCTCGAGGCGCTCACCGATGCGCAGAGCCAGCTGGCGGGCACGCCGGACAAGGGCGCGCTGGCCTGGGATGTTGTCACCCTGACCGCCTACGGCGTCTCCAAGGGCATCGACCTGAGTGGCCTCGTTACCATGCCGCAGACGCGCATGGACAACCACGCGGCGCGTGCCAAGGCGCTCATCGACCCACTCCTGGCCGATCCCAAGGGCATCAACTGGCAAAACTTCGGCAACATTCTGAAAACTTTGCTTCCGATATTGCTCGGTCTTCTTTCCGGCCTGGGCGGTGGAACCACGGGCAGCTAGTCGTCGCGCGTAGCCTCGACTACTCCGGCCTTCACTATACCTCCGAAGGCCGGAGTTTTTCGGAGTTCCCTTCATGCTGACCCGACGCATTCTCGCCGCGGCATTCATTCCAGCAATCTTTGTCTGGTTTTTCCTCTGCTTCATTGCCGACTCCCCCAGCGCCGAAGCTGACTTGCACTGGCTTTTTCGCAAACTCGGCTGGGAGAATTTGCTCTTTCCCAACATCCCCTGACAGGAGACTCGCATGGTCGCTTTCGCGCGTTCTTACATCAAGTACCGGGACAAGCCTGGCAGTTTCATCAAACGACCGCACGCCGCCAGTCAGTCCTACGCGCCAGGGCAAATCTGCCGCGATTACAATTGGCCCAACGGCATCGCAGTACAACCGCTCACCATTGCCATCATGGAACTCGGTGGCCACTTCTACCCTTCCGACCTCTCGCCGTGGGCAGCGCGGGCCAATCTGCCGGTTCCCGTGGTCAATACTTTCATGCTGCCCGGCGCGGACGATTCGCCTTCGGACGCTGACGGCGAGGTCATGTTAGATGTCTTTTGCGCTGCGCAGGCGTACTCTTCCGTCACCGGCCTGCCCGCGAAAATTCTCATCGTCTATGGCCCCAACACGGGGCAGGCGTTCGCGGACATTACCGAATACTGCAACACGCTGACCGGCATCGGCTCCGGTTCCGGTTCGTGGGGCACGGCGGAAACCAACTCGGCAGATTCAGACCGCGCCAACTTGGACGCACAACTGCAAAGAGCGCTGTTTCCGTGGCATTACGCCAGTGGCGACAATGGTTCCAATGATGGGACGAACACGCCGACAGCCGATTGGCCTTCGTGCAGTCCTTACCTTGCCAGCTGTGGCGGCACGTCCAAGGTTCCCGGCTCGGGCGCGGAAACGGTCTGGAACAATGGCAATGGCGAGGGGACGGGCGGCGGCTTTTCCAAGTTCTACGGGCGCCCGATCTGGCAACCGGCGAACACTCAGGGCACAGGCCGCATGGTTCCCGATTGGGCAGCGGTCGCCGATCCGAACACCGGCTATGACACGCTCATCAATGGCAGCTGGCAAGTGATCGGCGGCACATCCGCCGTCGCTCCACTCTTGGCCGGGTTCATGTGCGCCGTCAACGGGGCGCGGCTCAAGCTGGGTCTGCCGATGATCGCGCAACCCAATCAAATGATCTGGTCGATGTTGAGCAGCTATTACGACATCATTTCCGGCTCCAATGGCGCGTACAACGCCGAAGCTGGGCCTGACCCCTGTTCCGGGGCCGGGCGGCCCACGGCAACCACGTTCGCCATGATGACCGGAGCCAGTCAGGTTCCGCCTGTGCTGCCGCCTCCGGTCAACTCCCCGCCCGTAAATCCGCCGCCTGCAACGCCGGCCTTTGTCCTGACCGTGCCGACGCCGATCAGGGCCGGGCAGACGTTCAAGATCAAGGCAGGCAAAGCAATCGCAGCAGGCAAGTACGATTGCTTCCCGTCAAGCGGCGCGGCGGACGCAGAAGTATTCGCCGACTGACCCTTCACGGAAAGGACGCCCCATGATCTGTAACAAGTGCGGCTGGCGCATGGCTGGGCCGTTTGAACATGAGACCTGTCCCAAGTGCGGGGAAATGCTGCTCCGGTTTCGAGAGCAAGAGGAACCGGAGCAAGTCAAGGATGATAAGCCTGCCGACGAACCGCAAGAGCCGGAGAAGTGCCGCCCATGACCACCGCGAATTTATCTTTAGCCGCGCCTCCCATGCCAATTAACCGCGTCTCGTCGGCGCTGTGTATGACGGCCCGCGAGCCGATGCACTCGCGTCAGCCGCGCCGTGGCCCGGAGACTGTTCCCCTCAACCAGATGGTGCAGGACTTGGACTTGCTTATCGCGGGGCAGGATGTTCATGGGAAGCGCCTTTCCGTGCTTGGCGGTCCCCGGTAGAATGGAGTTGCTAGGCCGCATTCCGGTGGGAAACCGCTGGATTGTGGTTGCCCCGGTAAGTGCTGATAACACTCGCCGGGGTTTTCTTTGCGACTATAGTATTATAGACATTATCAACCACAATGTCCATAGTTCTATAGACGATTTTGACGGAAAATGTCGGATTACGGGGAGCGGGATTTGCACCCGCACGGGCCTTTTGAGGGGGTTCCCACCGGTTCCCAAAACCGGCGCGTCTGCTGTTCCGCCATCCCCGCGCAAAGAAAAAGCCAGCCAGGGAACGCACCGCGAACGATGGTTCCCAGCTGGCCGGGTTGGTTGGTTTTTGCCGCTGTGCGCGCACGAACGCGCACAGCGGTTTTTGTTGACAGTCAGACTTGAAGAATGGTGGGGAACGTGCTAAAGTAGAGAACGAACCCTGATTGGTGCGCCGGTACATAGGCACACTCCTGTAGCAAGGGAACAATGGGTTCAACCGGGCTGGTGTGTTGACGCATACCAGCCCAACCCGTTTATGGTTTCATGCCTTTTACTTGTTCAATTCCTCAATGGCCCTATCAGACAGCCGGTAACGGCTCTTTGGCTTCCCTTCATCGTAAATCTGTTCGCGCACCAGCGAGTCCCGACCAAATTTGGCATCGGTCCTTTTCCGCACGCTGCGGATGACGGGCGGCAGGTTTGCTGCCGGTATACCGATTTTCTTGGCCAATTCGTCCGTAGTCAGCCAGCCCGTCGGTGCGCGTGCCAGGGCTTCGAGAAGGTCTTCCTCGACCTTCTTCAGATTGTCGCTGCGGGTGTCGGAGATCGGCTCGGCGTTTGAGCCGTTTTCTGATGGACGGGACCGGCGCGGCTTTCTGATCGCCGATCCATTGACTTGATGACCCTGGATGAGCGCCTGAATACGGACGGCTTCCTCCGTGGTTTCCACTTCGTAGACAAATCCATCAGGTGTAGTCAGTTTTGCGGTCATGGTTCACCTTTCCTAATTGTAATTGTCAACAGAATCATTACAAGCCTATTTTGTCTGTTTTTATTTTACCGTGCCATTACTGGCTTTGCAATGGTTTGGCATTGTTTACCAATTGAAAAACATCCTCTTGCCACCGCGTCCATAGTTGTATAGACTTGAAAACATGAAAGAGAACACCCATCTTCGTGTGATGGTCAAGGTCCACAAGGCGGTCAAAAGGTCCGGCTTGTCGCTTCAGGACGTGGGCCTGCGCATGGGCTATCCCGAAGCCACGGCTCGCAAGAGCGCGTGGCAATTTCTGCGCAGCAAAGACCCGCGACTGTCGATGCTGTTCAGGTTCGCACAAGCGATGGGGCTGGACGTGAAAGAACTAATTTGAACAGGGGCGTTGACGTGCGGAATGAATCCCCTCCCCCTTTTTTCTTGATCGGTCAGCCATGTCAAAAAAGAAAGCTGTTACTCCGCTGACCAATGCCGGGGTGATCTATTGCGGAGACAATCTGGAAAAACTTCGCGCCATGCCGGGAGCAAGCGCCGACTTGATCTATATTGACCCGCCCTTCAATTCCAATCGCAATTATGAAGTCTTTTGGGGTGAGACGAAAGAGAAGCGGGCCTTTGAGGACCGGCACGAATCGACTCGCGCCTATATCGACTTCATGCGGCCCCGGTGCGTTGAACTCGCCCGCGTCTTGAAAAAGACCGGCAGTTTTTATTACCACTGCGATTGGCACGCCAGCCATTACGTCAAGGTGATGCTGGATCAAATTCTTGGAGAAAACAACTTTCAAAATGAAATCGTGTGGAAGCGAAGTACGGCGCACAGCGATGCAAAACAGGGAAGCAAACACTATGGCCGTGTTCACGACGTACTGCTTTTTTACACGGGCAGCTCGGCCGATTTTACCTGGAATCAGCTCTACACGCCGCTGAGCGAGAAGTACATCGAATCTCACTATAGACAGGTCGATGAACATGGCCAACGATTTATGTGGGACAACATTACCGGACCTGGCGGCGCAGCAAAAGGCAACCCTTATTACTCAGTGTTGGGGGTCGAAGGTTATTGGCGGTACTCGCAAGAGCGGATGACGCAATTGATAAATGATGGGTTGGTTGCCATCCCTCCGAAGGGCAGAACGCCGCGATTAAAGCGATATTTGACAGATTCCAAGGGCTTGCCATTGCAAACCGTGTGGGATGACCTGTCGCCAATAAACTCTCAGGCAAAGGAATCGCTCGGCTATCCGACGCAAAAACCGCTTGCGCTTCTTGAGCGAATCATCAGAGCAAGCAGCAATAAGGGAGACGTTTGCCTTGACGCCTTCTGCGGATGCGGTACGGCTCTTGTCGCTGCCGAGAAGTTAGGCCGGCAGTGGATCGGCATGGACATTTCCCCGACTGCCTGCCGTGTCATGGCCGAACGGCTCAAGAAGATTTGCAAGCTACAGGAAGGGAAGAATTTTGTCGTTCGCGATTTACCGCGCAGCGCGGAACAATTGCGGAGAATGCCGCCGTTTGAATTTGAGAATTGGGCTGTGATTGCCTTGGGCGGAATTCCCAATAAAGCGCAAGTCGGAGATATGGGCATCGACGGTCGAATCTACCCGGTTTCTGCCGTGCCGAAAAAAGCAGCGAAGGGGGAAGAATTCGACTTCATGGACGTATGGTATCCGATCCAAGTGAAACAAAAGGACAAGGCAGGACGGCCCGACATTGATTCCTTTGAAGCCGTGATGATGCGGGAAGATCGGCAGAAAGGGTTTTTCGTGTCTTTTGACTTCACGTCGGATGCCATGACGGAAATCAACGGCTTTTTCAAAAAGACAGGAAAAGCAATAATCGCGCTAACCGTTCAGGAAATTCTGGACGAAGAAATCGCGATGAAACTCGCCTGAGTTGCAATGCGATAGGCCAACAATATCCAGAACTTCCGTGCCAAACCACACGGCCGGCGCAGGCAAACTGTACCACTACCTGCGTTCGTGCAGGTGCGCCATGTCCGTTAGCAATTGCAGGTAACGCGGGTCAGCTGGCATCTTGATTCCTTTCCGCTCGTTTTGAAAGCAGTTCACTCTGTTTAGCAATACGTTCCGCAAATGCCGAGTTGGACACCCGCAGGCCGTGGATTTCGGTTCTCAGGTAGATGTTCTCGCGGTTCAGCGCCACGACCTGACCCCACGTCTGTTGCAGTTCGCCCCGGAGTGCAGATCGCGTTGGCGATCAACCAAAACTACTTCGCCACTGCTCATGATTATTTGTTTCGTCTGCTCTGTCATTTCCCGCTCTCCTGCAAAGCTGCCAACGCGGCGCGGGCGAGTTGCTCCATGGTGACATTAATAGCCTTCCAAGTATTCATCATTTGAATCTCAAACTCTTGCAAAGCGAAGCATCCCTGCGGTTCGAAGATGTTCAAGGCGCGCCGCAGTTTCATGGCAAAAGTGATCTGCAATCCCCGCTTCTCAATCTCCGCCAGCAGCACGCGCCTCATCCCGTCCGAGCAGTAGTCGGGCGGGGCGTCGGCGCGGACGGCGGGGACCGGGTCTTCGGCACAGTCATTTTGTAAACAAATCCGGCCGACATCATTGAGGAACGCTGGCATGTGCGGCAGGCCAATCTTCCACCCGCACACCCGGCACTTGGATTCGTCCCAGGGTGGCAAGAGGATGGCCGCGAGTTGGGCGTTGATTTCGGCGGGGGTCATGGTGGTGGTGTCGGTCACTTCTTGGCCTCCGGCAGCAGGATTTCGCGGACTCGCTGTGCTGTACTAACCTCGCCAACAATACCATGCCGTAACCACACGACAGGCTTGTAACTTTCTGTTGGTTCCTTATCCCACTCAGACTTTGCTCGTGCTGCTAAAACTGCTAGTCCTGCCGCGTCCTCAAACATCGCCCCCGGCCTCAACTCATTGAGCGTGGTCCACTTGCCGTACTGGAGGGCGGCATGGCGCAGGACAAGGGCGACGACAAGAGCAAGTACACTTGGTTTATTTATATGTTCGTGATACCAAAACACTCGCTCCACTTGCTCCCACAACTCCGGGTGCTGCGTGCGGGCCTGCTCCGGCGTCAGGGGTGGCTCCGACGCGGGTTGCGGTTCTTGCGGCCATCTATGGTAGACATTTCCAGCTGATCCCGCCGCTTCATGCTTTCCAGGGTGGCCATCGTCAAGAGTGCAGTAGTAGTTAGAGCCGTCAATGATCGTCATTGCTTCACAGCAAGACTTCGCGGCAGGCTCGCTCAGCAGCGGGCACGGTTCGCCACCATGCCGAGCCGCCGTGTCGCACAGGCAGCGCTTGTCTCCGTGGACGGCGCAGCGCTCGCCGGTGCAGTAGTGGCAGTGGTCCGTCTCCGGTGGAGGCTCACTCGCCGGCGCTGCCGTCCGCTCAACGTGGTTGCGGTTCAGGCCGTGGGCGAAGTCGCGGGCGATTTCTTCGCCGCCGTCAAGATTGTGGTAAAACGCAAAACTATTGCCATTGAACACTACGAGCCAACGGCCGTTCGCGCCTTCTCGCACGCTGTACGGCCCGGTCGGTGTGGTCCGCTCAGCGTCAAGCCGCTGCACTTCCTTGGCCAGTTCCAAGATGGCGGCGCGGAGTAGTCGGCCAGATGGACCGGCGTACGGTTCACTTTTCAGGGCGTCAAGGGCTGGTGTTCGGCTCATTGGGCCGGTCCTTTCTTTGGCGTCTCTTCCAGGGCGGCGTAGTCGGTGATATGTACAATAATTGCATTATCATGGAATATGGCCAGCGCCAAATCATCCTCGTCCCACTGGTTACTCCGTGAACAGGGATTGCGATTCCTTGTCGGCTTCTTCCGCGAGCCGCCGATACGCTAGATCGACCTGAGACTGCCGTAGGTCGCATCCTAAAAAGTTCCTGCCAAGCCGCACAGAGACAGCTGCCGTGGTCCCCGATCCACTGAAGCAGTCCGCCACGGTATCACCTGGCCGGGAAAAGCCTTTGATGAAAAACTCGCAAAGCCGCTCCGGGTACGGGGCTTCCCCTTCGTGCGCCAGCTTGCTGCCAATATGACCACCGCCTACCCGCGCTCTCACGACACCACCGCAGCCGTCCGTCTCGTCGATCAGGATGACGTTGCCCGGATTTGCAAACTTCGGCATCGGGCGATTGCCGTTCTCTTTCAGCTGGCCGTCTACTTCGTGGCCGGCGGTGCAGTCCATTTCGCGGAGGACTTTCTTGTATTTGCCGTTGGCCCGACGAGTCGGGCCAGACATACCCTGTTTCGCCGCCGCACGATCCTTTTTCCGGCCGTCCTTATGACGGCCGGAAATCCCGACGAGACCGCCAGTGTTCCAAGGATCAACGCCGAAGTCTTCGGCGTTGATGCGGCGTCCGTCTGCATTGCGGTTGCTCATCTCCCCGCCGACCTGAGAATACTTCGGCGCATGACCCACGGCTGCCACATCAAAGTACGGCAGCGCGCCGGGTCGCTTGAAGCAGAGGACGTATTCCCAATCAGCACGGAGATAGTCGCTCCCGCCGCTCCCCGGTATCCCGGTGCCGCCGCCATTGCGGTCAACCTTGTGCCAAACGCACGGCCGGTACTGATGACAATTGCCGCCACGCTTCCACCAGAGATAGGCCAAACCCTCGCACGCGGGCTGATACCTGCGGTCCTTGGTCGGTCCTGAGACAACCCAAAAGATCGGGCCAGTGACGACGCGCTGCGCTTCAGTCAGAATCTCAAGCTGCCACTCAATCCAGGCGTCCGTGTCACGGGCGACACCTAGGTCAACGCCGTTCTCTAAATAAAGTCGCTGAAGCGTGTAGGGAGGCGACGACACACACAGCTGCACGCTGTCCGTTGGTTGGGACCGCCAGAACTCCGTTGCGTCAGACTTGATAATCGTCGCTGTCACCTTGCCTCCCTCCCCGGCCACTCGCCCCGTGCGTCAAGGTAACTCCGGCACACTTCCGCCAGCGCCGCCCCGGCGAGGCAGCTGCCGCTGACCGGGATGCCGTAGCAGCCATTGGCGTCGCGCTGTGTTTGCAGGTGGGCAATCGCCTGCTGGATGGCGCGGTCGTCGTCTTCGTCCAGGGTCAGGTGCATGTGTTTCACGGCTGAATCCTCCAAATATGCGTTGCGAACCATCCCCCATCGGCACGCGGATAGGTCGCGGTCAGGAGCGGGACGATTTCTTTTTTCCACGACTCGAACGAGCGGATGCCGCCGTTGCAGTCGAAGACAAAATCGCTAGTGATTTCGCCGGTCCTGCCGCATTGCCCGCAAGTCGCCTCCATAAAAGCTGAGTCGCGACAATTGCAGCGGCGATTGGTGCGCCAGCAAGCGGTCCAGTGAGTCATCCTGTATGCCCACTTCGCGTTAGCGCCGGGCTTGGTCCAAGGGCCAGTCCATTGGACGCGGACCAGGGCGATTTGCGGCGCGAACATATTCTCGACGTCTGCGACCGCCGCGACAAACTTGCGACCCAGGTTCGCCACCGCTGATTTCATCATCGTGGGCGAAGTATAGCCGCGTTCCTCGAAGCCGGGAATCTGGCCGCGCACTTCGGAGAGCGGCACTTGCAGGGCGAAGGCGAGCGCCGACGGACCGCAGTTGCATCCGTAATCTCGATTGGCCTGTTCGAATTCTTCCATCGTGAACGGGTAATCGTAGTTCATTTCCCCATTTCCTCTTTCAGTATCTTGAACAATTCGACCATTGTTCCAACCGGGCAATGTTCGACTAATGCCTTCGCCAACCGGCGGGCGTCCTGAGCGAAGTTAATGTCGCTGGACAATGGCTTTGGCAGCAAGTGAATACTAACCGTGTTGACGCCAATCGTGTCGATCTCAACAACGATGCTCTTAGCCTTTTTCATTGCCAACCACTGCCTCCGCACTCAGGACATTCAAAGTAAAGCCCAACGCCACCCTGGTCCGTTCCGACCCAACCATCGCCGTCGCAGTACGGGCACTCAATCTGCATTTCGTAATCGTCTTCCCCGTCGTCGTCTGGCTCGCAGATTTCATCATCGCTGATGTAGTGCGGGCTGTTTTCCCGGTGCATCCGGTCGGAGTAGTCCTGGTCCGATTCATCGGGATAGCGTTCGGTGGTCATTTGGTAACTTCCTCCGTAATGCGCACCGGCAAGCCATGCCATGCTTTTTTCACGAACCTGAGCCAACTTTTCGCAGTTGCCTTTTCCCGATAGCGCTGCTGCATTCGGACCCAGCCACGCAGAGGGTGATTTACTTCAATGGCATAGACAATAGCTTGCTTGCTCATTTTCCGACGTTCTCCATTTGCTTCACCAATTCCGCGACCGTGATTCCCCGATGGTCCGCGACGTTCGCCAGCGTATCTTGCTCTGACCACGAGCCAGCCCGCCACGCACAATGCGGGCGTCGGACAGCATCTCGGCAGCGAGCTTATCATTGGGCCAAATGGGTTTCATCATGGGCTACTCCACTGGATTCGGTATCTCGTCTGACAGTTCGTAACGGATCAGCCGCCCGCTCGTATCGTTGAACACCTTGAGCCATTCGGCAGTCGTGAACTCGCCGTGTTCCTTGGTGACGCTATCCATCGCGTTCCAGATGGCGGTGTTTGCCGCTGCCAGCCGCTTGCGCCGGTCCATTTCTTTCTTGGTGATTCGCATGGATTACTCCAGCACAACCGCCGTCAGCGTGTTGCGCTCCGGCAGGTGTTCAAAACGTGAATAGTATTCCGATCCTGGACGACGCGGCGCGACCTGCTTAGTCACCAGCACAGCGTCACGAAATCCCGGCTGAAAATCAGCGACTCCACCGTTCACCAGCACCGGCGCATCGGGCGGCAGCTGGGCCAGGGCCTCCATTGCTTCGCGCACAGTCATTGGATAATCTCCGATTCAGCCAACATACAACGATGTTTTGGATTGCCGCCCCACGGAAACGTCACGATGCGTCTTTCTGCGTCGATGATGGTTGCTGGACCTTCGTACCTTCCAGAAGCAAGATCAACGGCGATGGTAATGATTCGACCATGCCGAGAATCGACTGAATCGCCTTGGCCTTCGCTTCCCGGTAGCTCACGATGTCGAGGCCGATTAACTCGGCGGCCTTTGCCTCGGTGAGTTCGCCCGCTTCCTGCGTCAACATGATCGGATAGACCAGGCTCCCCAGCTTGCACAGTTCCAGACTGCTCATTAAACACCTTTCCACAGTGAGGACAGGTAATCACAGCTTCACTCCAACGGTATTTCCAGGTATTCTTTGAGTGCCTGTCTTGCTCGGTCGATGAAGATGTCACGTGCCATCATTTGATCGGCGAGCCTATGTCGCTCGCACGCTTCGCCGGGGAACATCTTCGACGTTTTGTAGTTCGATTCCGCGATGAAGGTCACGCGACAACCGCAGCCTTCGGAGTAGGTCCAATCGCGGTTTCGTTCGCGCCGCCATTGCTGTTTCATGGCATTTCCTCTGTTACATTCCGTCGATCAGGTCTTCCAGTGGCGTTTCGGTTTCCTCTTCTTCGGGCGCGTGGTTACGCCAGATTTTCTTGCCGCGCTGCTGCTCGCGCCGAATCGTGTCAGCGCCACCCGGAACTTCGCCAAGTTTACAGCCAGTTTCCATCTTCATTTGCCGTTCCATACGTTCGGCTTCTTCTTTGGAAATCATTTGTCGGATGCCCCTTTCGGTCTGTAGTATCGTGCATCGCCTTCCTGGATTGTTTCGTGGTCATCAGCCGCCTCTTCCAAGTCCCTCTGAAACTGTGATTGGTTTGGGAGTGCTACTTCCGCCATGTTCCGAATCTCGGCCAGCGCGTCGAACAGTTCGTGAGTTGCGACCTCCTCGCCGAAGTTTGCAAGCGACTTCCGGCGGCGCTGGGCGTTGGCTTTCTCGGCAATCTTCCGCAGCGACTCCAGCAACGTCTTGACTTGTTCTGTTCGCCCGTCGTGAAGCCTTTCCCATTTCGTCGCCAACTCAGCGAACCGCAAGACAATGCCGCGCTGAAGCTCTGGCGTTGTTTGGTCCCACCGCACCAGAACCTCGTCTTTGGTCTGCTTGTCCCATTTGATTGCTTCGCGGGCATCATCCATGATCTTCCGCGCCCTGCCGTCCCGCAGCATGGCCGCTGTGATGCCACATTCCTGCCGCAGCGTGTCCAGTTCGGCGATGTAGTGCAGCTGGCCAGCCGTTGCCCCGGTCTCGACAACGCCCAGCATCTTGCAGCACGCAATGCCGCTCGTTGGCAGGCCATTGACGCCATTCGGCAATTGTCCGCCCTTGCCGCCGCAATGCTGGCAGATTTCGTACAGCATGGATTGCTTGCGCGGTGGACCGGCAACCGCTCCTTGCGACCTGTCCGGCCCCGGCAAGTGTCCGCACATTTGCTCGTCAGCGAGCATCTTGTCAACTTCGTCTTTGGTGACTTTCACTCGAATTTCTCCTTCCCCAAAAGAACCTTGTTCGGGCTGATCCCCAACATGAAGCACAGCCGCAGTATCGTATCCGCTCCGGGCATGGACTTCGCCGTTTCAATACCGTGCAGACCGGCAACGCTCAGGTCCGTGCGGTCAGCCACGTCCCGCAAGCTGAACCGCAGCGCCAAGCGACGGTCTCGAAGGCGCTGACCTAGTTGCTCCATGAATTCGGTCGGCTCACGCATGGCTTACCTTCCTTTCCGATAGCGCGGGTCTGATTTGGGCGGCTGGTAATCGGGCGGCAGCGGTTCGTCCGGGTCGTACTGATGCACGAAGCCCACTCTGCCCGCGCCAGAGCAATCGCCGTGCGCCGGGACCGGGCCGATACAGGAGTCCTCTTCATCCGCCGGCAGTTTCTCCCGGCAGGTGGGGCAGACGACTATCATGGCTTGGCCTCCAGGTAACTCTTGAGCCATTCGGCGCGGGCCTGGTCTGCCGACTCCATGAAACTCAGGCCGTTGCCTTTGAGTGCTTCGTACCGTTCGGAAATGACGCGCCGGGCCGCGATAATTTCTTTGCTGTACGTCGGCTGCATGATGTTGCCGCTGGCGAGAACACGAGACACGAACAGGCAGTCGTCAAGGCTCATGGCTTGGCCCTTGTGGGAAATTCCTGCAAGCACAGGAATCGCAGAAGTAGCACAGGTGGCGGTTTCAGCAAAAACGCACGGGCGACGAATCTAATCCGATCCTTGTTTGCTTTGGACATTTTGGGCCACGGTAAAACGCGTGGTTCATGGGCAACCGCTTTCGCGACCATCCACGCAGCAAGCTCGTCTACTTCGGCTTTCGTCGGCTTTTTCATCGTCGTCACTCCCTCACTCGGATCGTCACCACGACCTTGCCGCCCGCGAACACACTGCGACGGAACAGGTGCATTTCGTCGATGTTGGAATCGTCGGCCAGTACACCAGCCTTGACAAGAGCATCGACCACAAGTTTTTCTGCGTTGCAAATATCAAACCGTCCCTTGGTCGGTGGGAACACTTCCAGCGTCACCGCCAGCCGAAAGCATCTGGCAAAGCCCCATGCTTGGCCTATCTGCGCAGCGGTACACACAACGGCCCAAACGTCCTTGTAATACTGCCGCGTCGCCTTGGCGCTGACCATAAACACCTTGCCGTCGCGCTGAATCGGAACCTTTGAATGGTTCGCCGACAGCGGCCACGGCAGCACGAGGGTCAGTGGCTCCGGCGTGGCCGGCATCTTCGCCAGCGCCGGCCTTGGCAGGCAGGCATCGGTGATTGTGCCGTTCGCTACGCCACGGGTATACCAGTCGGGATCAGCGGTCATGTTTCCTCCGGCAACGGTGCTATCTTGTTCTTCGCCAAAGCGCTTTTTCTTTCTGCCTCAATCCAGGCGGTGAGCGCCTTGGGCATTTTTCCCGTCTGATGCCGCCGCGTGGAATACACCAGGGCTTCCAAGACGATCACGGATTCCAGGCGCGGCAAACAATTCTCGGTATCCGGCTGATCGGAGAGATACCACCATCGCTGACCGTTGCCATAACTTGGCACTGACAACCATTGCTTGCCATAGGCATTCTTTGCGCCGGCGAAGTCATTTTTGCTCGCATCCTCCATGACAGGGATTTCGCTGATTTGCAGGAACAGGTCCACGGACAGCCGATCCCCAACGCCGATAGCGAATTCGTTTGCCAATCTCTTGGCGTCTTTGACCGCTTCTTCCAGGCTAGTCAAGTAGCCGTAAAAATCGTTTAACGTGCTACGGTTGCTCAGTACGTTCTCATCATGGCGCAGGACTATCTTGGTTTCCGATTCCCTGAGCCAGAGAATCCGCTTGGTGAATGGCAGAAATTGAAACGTATCGCCCACGACAAACCGCTCGAAAAGGCGCATTTCTTCATCGCGGATTACCGGGCAAATGCTGTTGTGCTTGTCCATCATACTTCCTCCCTCAAGCGCCCGCCGTCTGCTGCGGTTGGTTCCGGCAATTCCAGGGCGGCCAGGCGATGCAAGATCGAGGCTGCCGAATTCATCGCCTGTCGTGGGTCAATCGGGAACAGGTCAGTCAGCGCATTGGCAATGCACGCTTGCGCTGCCTCCCAATCGTTGATAGCGACTGCTGCACTTATCATGATTCTTTCCTTTCCGGTTTCTGCCGATCCAACATGATCGGCTGCTCCAGCGACGCGAGCCGTGCCAGGATTGCCCGTGCCGTCCGATCAGCTGCCCCGCGGCTGGCGTAGAGCATTTCCACCAGCGCCGTGGTGATGCAGTCAAGGGCCGCTTGGTACTCGGCGGCGATGTCGGGCGGGATGCGCATGGGCGGTCCTCACTTTCCAGGCCAGAGCCTATTGCGCACTTCGATCAACTCGGCAATCAGCTTGTCCACGGTGACTGCTTCCTCAAACATCGCCACGGCGCGACCGTCCAGCGACGGCGATTCGACTTGCACCACCAGGCACTTGTTGCCGGTGTCCCGGCGCTCGCCCTGACCAATCCACAGCCCGGTCAGGTCGTGATAAAACTGGTACTTAGCCCCGAACAGTTTGTTTTGCTTCGGCGGCGGCAGGCGTTCGTAATCGTCGCGGCGGAGGGTCATGGCTTTCGCTCCAGGTCGAGGATGAAGCGTGCGAGACTATCGGCTTTGTTGAGCAATTCTTGATGGTATTCAGGATCGACCCAAACCGGCGCGCCTTCGGTATCGTTCAGGTACTCATTGCCTTGTGCAGCGCCGCGAATGTATTCGGCGTCGGCACGAATTTCGTCGGGGATGGTCATTGCGTCCCTTTCATGCTGGTGGAAATGCCGCGTTGCCCTTAGCATTATCGGCCAGCGGGCCGCCGTCAATCCGTCGCTCGGCAGCGCCATTTTTCTGATTCATTCGCCAGCGATTGTGTTCCGCCGACTGGCCGGAGTGCGGACACTTCTCACCCTTGGCGTGGTGCGTGGCGTACACCAGCGCTGCATTGTCGCGGACGCCACCGGCAGGTCCAGGACGGGGACCAGCTGGCCACAGTGGGGGCAGTGATGGAAGTTGGAGGATGGCATTATTCGATCCCCAAAAGTTTCTTTTGCATCTTTGTGGCAAAGGCTCGGGCGCTGCGTTCGTCCCTGAGTTTTTTGTTGGCCGCTTCCAGACGTTTTTCCAGGCCGACAAGTCTTTCGGTCAGCGCGGCAAATTGTAGATCGTCCCGGCGTAACTTGCTACGCACGCGATGCACCGATTCAATTGCCGCCAGTATCCAACACTTTTCGGCGGCGCTGTCCTGATGCGACGGTTCTTTTTTTTCGTGGATCGGCACTTTCTCTTGGCGCGATGGCTTGGTATTCTTCGCCAATTGTTTCGGCTCGGTTGGATTCCAGCGCTGCCTTTCCCGTGCTTGCCGCTGTTCATCCAACGTCTGATTGTCCATCTCGACACTGAGCCGCAAGACGGTCTCGTGGTCCCACACGGTTTGAATCAGCAGCACGTCGCCAAAGTCGCGGCCCACAAACCATGCGCCGGTTTCCCGGCAATGGAAATACCTGGAATTACCCAGCCGCCGAAATGGAATTGGGTCATTCCTGCCAATCTCAACAGCCCGGCGAACATGCTGAGAGACTTCGCGCTTGTCGGCATCGCCGTAGCGTGCGATGCGCTCTCGGTAGCGGGCCAGAGCATGATCCGAGACACGAATGGAAGGCACGATAACCTCGCTTCCTCAGTACGTGCCGAACCGCCCGGCATTTCCTGCCACGGAAAGAAGCGCAGACGATTCGGCTAGTGCTTGCATGAATGGCGTCCGTGGCAGGACGTTGTGATACTACGCTTCTCCGGGCTGGGCGTCAAGGTCCGTTGCGGAGATTTTCGAGAATCCGTCTGCCGATGTATTCGGCTACTTGCGGCACTACGGAATTTCCGAGACCTCTGTATCTGTCCAACCTATCGGGAAGCCCATCAACCACTCGACAAAGTTTGCTGTTGGGCAACCACCTTGTTCGATCTGGAAATGCAGCACAAGGTTGGCACTCGCCGGGCCACAGCCGAAGCCGAGCCGTTTGTTTCTCGCCTGTTTTTTCAAATGGGCCTCTTTGGAAAACCTCATTCGTTTCGCGTCGCTCGCCTGAGCGGTAGGCCACAATGAAAACTCTTTCTCTTTCGTGGGGCGCACCAAAAGCCTGCGCGGGTATAGTCTGCCATTCCGCATCAAACCCGATCTCGGAAAGATTTCCGAGAACAGTTCCAAGCCCCCGAAAAGTAAGAGCTGAGACGTTCTCCAAGATTGCGTATCGCGGTCGAATTGCGCCAAGAATCCGAGCAAATTCAAACCAGAGTCCAGAGCGTTCGTCGGCAAGTCCAGCTCCATTGTGATTTGCCCCACTAATTCCTTGACAAGGAAAACCGCCTGCAATCAAATCAACATCGCAATCCATGTTCGTCGGTGGGAAGGTTCGCACGTCATCCCATTTTGGAATTGCCGGCCAGTGTTTCTCCAACACGTTTCGGCAGAATGGATCAATCTCCACTTGCCAGGCGCACTTCATCCCGGCGCGTTCCAAGCCTAAATCCATCCCGCCAATTCCAGCAAAGAGTGAACCAAACCGCATCACTCCCTCCCCTCCAATATCCCCTCAACCAGCCCCCGCGCCGTCTCGCCCAGGTCCACCAGGGCCGCCTCCACTTCGGCGCGGCAGGGATGCTGGCTCAGGCGGCGGAGGGTCAGCACAACTTCGACCACGGTTTCCGGCGTCACCTTCTCACGGGCCGCAATCGCCGTTCGCCGCCAGGTCCACGCGGCATTCGGTGATGTGGTTCGCGGCGCGAGCAGCGCTTGAGGCAGAGTTCGCAGAAACCGCCGACGCGAAAAGTCTTCAAGAGCGCAGTGTCGATGATCTTCATGCGTCATAGTCCCCGTAAACACTCCCATACTGACCGGGCATATTCGAGCCGCTGCATTCATGCCGGTGATTCGTTGCGTGCGGACAGCGTTTGTTCCCGCACTTGGGACACAAAACCATCCTTGCCGTTTCAGCTGGCAGCGCCGGTACGGTCGGATTCCGTTCGTCGCGATCTCGCAAGCATTGGATACAGTCGCAACGGTCGTTCACGAATTAACCGGCCTGGAAGCCACCGCCTGAAGAGCGGTGGAGGAAAGGCCGCTCCTAAAAATAACTACCGACCTTGCTAGGGAGCGCCGCGATCCCTATAATCAAGCAATGAAGCTAACGCTGCAACTCAAGCTGCTGCCCGATGCTGACCAAAGCGCCGCGCTGCTGGACACCATGCGCCGGTTCAACGCAGCCGCTTCTTTCGCTGCCGAACAGGGTTTTGCGGCTAGTGTTTTCTCCAAGCCGAGTATCCAAAAACTCTGTTACTACGATCTTCGCAAATATTTCAAGCTGTCCGCACAAATGGCCATTCGCGCCATTGCCAAAGCAGCAGAAGCGTTTGTCGCGAACAAGGCTGTTTGCCCTGAGTTTCGGCCTGACGGAGCAATGGCCTACGATGAACGAATCCTGTCCTTCAAAGACTGTCACCGCGTCAGCATCTTGACAGTGAGTCTCGGGCGCGTCCTCTTGCCCTACGTCTTCGGTGAGTATCAGGCAGCGAACCTTGATCGCATCCGTGGCCAGTGTGACCTTGTGTACCGGGACGGTAACTTTTTCCTCTATTGCACCATCGAATTTCAGGAAGCGCCGCCCGTTGAAGTTCGAGACTTCCTTGGCATCGACCTTGGCATCGTCAACATCGCCACGGATAGCGAAGGCGAAGCGTTCTCCGGCAAGACAGTTGACAGGAACCGCCGCCGCCGCCAGACCGCACGGAAGCAATACCAGCGGCGCGGAACCAAAAACGCCAAGCGCCGGCTCAAGCGTATGAGCGGACGGCAACGGCGTTTTCAAACATGGGTCAACCACGGCATTAGCAAGCAAGTGGTGATGAAAGCAAAGGCACTCGGCGTCGGGATCGGCTTGGAGGATTTGTCCTTCATCCGCTCGCGCATCGAGCCAACGGTTTCCAAACGCTTTCGCCGCCGCTTCGGGAATTGGGGTTTCTGCCAACTTCGGGCGTTCATTGAGTACAAGGCATTCCGCGAAGGCATTCCGGTCGTGACGGTCGATCCCCGCAACAGTAGCCGGACGTGCAGCGTCTGCGGCCACTGTGAGAAGGGCAACCGTCCCGATCAGGAAACCTTTCGCTGCAAACACTGCGATTTCTCCATGAATGCCGACTATAACGCTTCCCGGAACATCCGGGATTGGGCCAAAAGTAAACTGGCCTCAAAAATCGCGACTGCCCAGGTCAGTGATAAAGCCGTCTGCCTTTAGGCGACGGTCAGTTTACTTCGGCCTCCCATTCAGCGGAACCACATTCGCCTCTCGGCGCGTTGCTTCCAGGTCCACTTGCAGCTGCCGGTATTGTACCCTCAATTCATCCAGGGCCGCCTGACATTTCGACACCGCGACCATCATTCGCTGCGTGCAGTCCTCGACGGCTTGCAAATCAAATACGCTGGCGAGAGCTTTGCGAACCATCTCCGGTTCGGCGCGGGCGGCAATCCCTATTGCCAGCACAATCATACCGGCCCATTCCCGGCCAGCGGTGCGCGTGATAACACCGAGCATGTCTTCGGCTTCCTGTTCGTCCATCGGCTTACTTCCTGTTGACTAACTCAAGAATTCCGCCGCAACTTATACAAAGCAGTTTGCAACCACGAATGCGCTTTTGAATTAAGCCACAACGATTACATTGCCGGTTTGGTGCATCACGGTTTTGTCTGCCTGATTCTGGCGGTGGCCTTTGTTTGAAACAGCCGGATTTATTCCACTCACGCCTTAGAACAGCGACCGCATCGAATGTTCTTTCGATTGTCGCTCGCCATTCTCTCAAAATTCGATGTAAAAGAGAATGACAGGCTTTGCAAAGCGGAATCACGTCGGCAAGGTCTTCATGTCCAAAACGCTCATAAGTATGGTGATGTAGTTGAATGTCCTTGGAACTGCAACACATGCAGGCCAATGGCAAGCCAGATTCCCAATATCGCTTTCGGAAATTCTGCCAATGAGCGCAGGCAAGATACTCTTTGTAACTTCCGAATCCGAGTCGCCTAAATGACTTCATGGCCAAATCCGCCAATCGCATAACCCAAAGCGGAGAGCGCACCGACCCCGCAGAAAACGGGGCCGGAATCGCATGAACCCTGAAGGGAGCCGCGCCCGCCTTGGCTTGATTCTTTAGAGACTTTTCCAAGGTCGCCGTCAAGTCTTAACGATGGTTCGGCCGGGCCTAGCGCTCCGAACGCACCGGGGCTGAATTTTCTGCACCCCTTGTCGCTGTACTCGTTCGCGGCATTGCTGCCTTGCCTCGGCGGTCGGTGGGGTGAACACCGTTTGTCCAACCTGGGACTATGTTAAAATTCGCTGTCTGGTTGCGTGAATGTTGCCCGTCTCGCCTTGCCGAGTTTCACGAGCCGATCCCAGCATTCTTGTTTCAGGATGCCATGCACAAGCCGTAAATCTTGCGCCACGGCTTCAATCTCGTCATTCGTTTTGGCCTTGTCCAGTTCGGCAGTTTTCTTTTTCTCGTAAGGTTCTGGCTCAAGTTTGGCGTCAATCATCTGTGACAGGTCATAGCCGCACTTGGCGCGTTCGGCAGGAACCCCTTTCCACTTGGCGAAATTCCTGGCTTTGAGCGAAGGTGGTTCGTGCGTCCATTGTCCTTCTTCAATTCGGTTGACGCGGGCCACTTCCTCAAACGGAGTTCGTTTCTTCAAGAGCGAGATGATTCTGCCAGCCTGTCCCTTGCTCAATATCTTGGTAATGTTCATGCCAAGGAACCTGATGAATTTCTCTTGCGCCTCTGTTGCTTCTTTTGGCCCGGCATTGCTGCCAGTGCCAACATCGTGCGCCGTGTAGGTTGCTTCAGCATTCGCCTTGGCGCGGCGCTCGGCTTCTTTCTTGGCTTCACGTTCTGCCTGTTCCCGCTCCGCTTGCACCTTGGCCCGCGCGTCAGCATCCTCGCGCTGGGCCTGTCCAATGGCGTCCTCAACGCTCATTTCTTCTTCGGTGGCTTCATCGGCAAGAATCTCCGAAGCTCGGTCAACGATCTTATCCGGCAGTCCTTCCGCATAAATCATGACTGTTGAAGCGCAATCTGCTAGGCCGGTAATGCCCACGAGGTCAACGATCAGGGCATTGGGTTTTGAGGACGCGGCAATCGCGGCCAAGCGTTCCTCTCGTGTTGCCAGTCCGTTCAGCAGGCCGCGTAAAGGACGGCATGAGCGGCCCTTCATTTGTTCGGCAAGTGACGATGCCTTTTTGCTGACTGGCCGAAAGACGGCCACGCACGCGATAGAGGGATCGTTGTAACCTTCGCGGCAAAGACCGCAGACAGACAGAAATTGAAACTTGCCCGATTGATGGTCAAGATAGACCTGTTTGCGTTCATGCTCTGGCGAAGCGCCGTCGAGTTCGCGGGCCTGATCGCCACTTTTGGTAATATCTGTTGGCTCCAACATCCGGCCACAAGCGCAGGCCGCGCCGTCGCCGATCAAAAGGCGCGGTTGCCACTTCACCAGACCGCAGGTGCATTTTGTTTCGACGCGGGCATTGATGAAGCGGGCGACGTTCTTGGCCATTTCCACGCCGGGCGAAAAGATCAGCGTGCGCCGGTTCTCAACCATATCCAGGAGAGGCAACACCAGAGTTGCCAGCATTTTTTCTTCGCCGAGTTTTCTTTCGAGATCGGCTTCGTCGAAGTCTTCTCCTAGCTTGGCGAGCGATTTGAAATCCACTCCCTCTACGTCGATGTATTTCTGGACGTAGGGTACAGCCCAGCCGTCTTTGACTCCGCAAGGCTTGCTCGGCGAGTAGAGCGGGTAATCGACCGCGATGCCGGGAAACATCTTGTCTCCCACGGACACTTGATCCCCCCGCTTCGGGGTCGCGGTCATGCCGGTGCGCCGGCTCTTGGGATTCTGTTCAAACCAATCGACGATATGCCCCACACTTGTTAGGTGATAAGCGTGCCGGTGCGCCTCATCGAATACGATCAGCCAGTTCAGCCGATTGTCGAATTTGTGCAGTCGGCTCCATGCGGCTCCATGCGCCTCTGGCTCGCGACACAGACGCGCAATTTCATCGCGCACGGCGTCCGCTTCGCCGCCGCGCTCCAGGTGTCTCAGGAATCTCTTGCAGGACCGCTCTGGGCAAGCGCCAAGGTCCATGACTCCATAACCGCCAAGCGATTCGATTTGTTCGGGTGTCGGTGGTTTGGCGCGGAGAAGTGACGCGCGGCTGACGACGGAGATTTTCGGAATGTCATCGGCGTCAATCGTGGCGGCGTCCATTTCGATGCCGGGTCGGATGCCGAGAACTTCTTCGATTTCTTGCGCGAATTGCCAGACAAGTTGCGTCTCGTAACTCACGACCATGCAGCGATAATCCTCGCCGCGCCGGAGCCAGGTGTTCATCTTCATGCAGGCGCAAATAGTGTTGTGTGTTACCGTGAAGTCGCCAAGCAAAAATCGCCCGTCACCGGACAACGTAAAGCCGAAGTATTCGCCTTCCCCGATTGGTTCAACGGCGAAACCAAACGACAGATGGTCTTTCTTCTGTTTTCGTGGGGCCGCTCTTTTTCTGGCAATGCGTGTTGGGATGACTGAGCAATCGCCGCTGATTGATACTCGCCAGTAGGTTCCGGTCGTGCCGTTGTTTGTGCAGGTCTTTTGGCATTCAGCAACATAGGCGGCCAGTCCAAGCGAACGGGCCACGAACGCAACGTCCTCAGAGAGTCCCTTGATTTTGGAAATGTAATCGAATCCGCCGTGATGTTCGCATCCGTCCGTGTCCAGTAAACCGGCAAGAATTTGCAGGCGTGTTTCACGGCTTCCGGTCTTGTAGACGTGCGGAATCCGTTTGCCATCCTTGATCAAAAGTTTAATCCAAGATAGGAGCGGATTCTCGTTGCCGTGATAACTGCCTTTCCGCAGCCGCCAAGTCGTTGCCTTTCCGCTTTTCATGCCTTCAACCTTGACCAAATCAAGGCAGAATTCGCTGGCTACGGTCGCAAGGGCATCGACTATTTCTTGATCGGCGGTTGTCACTTCAGGTTTTTTGAAAGTCCCGTCACCAAGCCAAACGCCAAGAAAGTAAGGATTGAGCAAAGGCACTTCGTGGTCGTGAAATTCGACCGCGACACGAAAGCCCTTCATGATGTGCTTGAAAGAGGAAGATTCCGCAAGGTACTTATCAAGCGAAATGTCAATCACCTGTCCCGGCTTCATCCCGCGAATCGTGTTGATCTTCTTGGAAAAATTGGTGGCCTTCAGGGTCAGAACATGAACGTCGTTCACGACGAAAGGTTCTCCGCGATTTGGCGTGATCCGAAACAGTTGTCCGACTCCCTGATTAGTTCGGAGAACGCGGCGCGGCTTTGAATCTGGACCCATCAGTAAATCGCCGACAGCAATTTCCTCGACTGGCTTGATTGTCCCACTGAAGAGCATAACCATCGTGCCGCGTCCAAGACACTTTCCACCGCCTGTAAAAATCCGCGTCAGCGTGCCGAGTTCCCCGCCGTCCCATAGACGGAATGATTCGTCATGATCGGTCAGTTGGTAATCGCGGGCCACGATACCGGCGCGCGTCCCTGGCTCAAAAAGAGTTTCCATGTTCTCTCCTAGCCGACAAGCATATCGTATTGCCACTTGGGAACGCGCCCAACCTTCTGACAATCGCGGCAACCTTTGCCGTCACATTTGGGACAAGCGGAGTGGCATTTTGCGGTGCGCACGGTTGAGCAACCGTCCTTGAATTTTTGGATGGCGCTTTCGCGGCGGTTGTTGTAGTCGAGCCATTCGTCTTTGGGCAGGTTGTCGTCAACGAATTTCATCAGACCACGGCAGAAGGATTCGAGTTGCGAGTTGCGCTGTTTGATCGCTTCGTCGATGGTGGCCGGTTCGGTGTCCTCTTCCTCTTTTAGTAGGTCTTCGTCGATTTGCTCGGAAAGTGTTTTCTTTTTCTTGCCGTTCGCGGACGGCTCTTTCGGCTTCTTGTTCAGCGCCTTGCAGTCGGGGCAAGCCTCCCGCATGACGCGCCCGAGTTCTTTTTGATGCTGGCAGAATGAGCAGAATTTCGGCAGCGCTTTGGTCGCGGTTGTGGCCTGCCCATTCCGCACGGCATCGACAGCGTGATTCTGAATCTCTGGCGGTTCGTGCGCGACGGTCGCGGCGTCTGAGAGTGACACCGTGCCGTCAATCACGGCGGCTTGGAGTTCGGGAGTCCCTTCATCTGTGACGGTTTTTGCTCTTGCTACAGAGCGCCCGCTGACATTGAGCATTTCAGCAGCTTTGGCGCGGGAGGGTGTGCCATCTGGCACATGCTGATTTGCTCCCTTCGGCAGCGTGGCCAGCGTTGCCGCGAACATGGCCCGTTGGCTTTCGTTGAGATGCTGCCGCAGTACCTTTTTCATGACGTACTGCATGGGGTCTTTGCCGATAAACTCGGCGAATGTTGGCACGACTTCAGCCATCAGCGCGGCTTTATGTTTGTGGCGTCCGTCCAGAATTTTCCCGCCGTAGGTGATGATCGGCTCGCCTTCATCGTACCCGTTTTCGCGCATGTGAGCAGCGAGCGCTTCAAGGTCGATGCCGATGCCGAATTCAACGAGAGCAGAAAGAGGATGATGCTTGAGGGTTCGCCAGCTGGCGGGAGTGTCGATTGGTTGCGTGGTCTTCATGCGTCCGCCCCTTCCTCTCCGAAGAGGTCTTCGCGCACGTCGAATTGAATTTGATCTTTCTTGCTGCGCCGACCCCGGATCGGTTCGATATGCCGCGCCGGAGTTTTGCGCGTCGTGACGGGAGTAATGAGTACGTCGTCGGGGTCTTGGGGATGGGGAATGATGGTCAGCTTGAGACAGGCTTCGCGTTTGTCGGGCAGGCTTGGACGTTGGCGACAGTCAACAATGGCCGCCTCGATTTGCTGGCGGAAATCCTCTTGGAGTCCAGCCGATAACAGGTGCATGGTTTCGAGAGTTAGGGTTGCTGCTTTCATGCGCCATCCTTCGCGGAATAAAAGTGCCAACCCGCCCCGGCCTTGGTCTCGTGCCCGCAAAGGAAGACGCGCGGGTACGGGTTGGTGGCTCAAAAATGTTTTGTCTTGTGTGATTGCGGGCACACACACCAGAGAAGAGATTAATCAATCCGCGAATCCTTGTCAAGCCGAAACTGGAAGATTTTTTCCGGCATGGTAGGAATGCAGCGCAACCACAACATCCTTGACAAGCTCTTCGTCCAGGTCCGTGGGGGCCGTCCCTTGGAGGATTCCCACCAGAACATCGGGAGGAGTCCCGCATTTCACGCAGGCGACCACGACCGGCCAGAGCCGTTGAGTGCAGTCGGAAAACTTTTCCAGACCCAGCACTTTGCGGAGTTTGTTGCCCGCGTCTTTTTTGCCAGCTGGGAATTGCAGCTTGAGCCAGGTCGTTTGCAGGGCCGTCAGTTTGTCGTTGGGTTCCCCGGTGGGAATCGGCGGCTCCATGGGTTCGGGTTCCGCTTTGGGTTGTTCCTTCGCTTTGGCAGGGGCTTTTGCTGCTGGCTTCGCTTCGGCTTTTGGTGCGGCCTTGTGGTCGCTCATCGCATCAGCATCCATGTTCGGTTTGGCATCGCCTTGGACTTGATCCTCGTCTTGCGTGAACAGGTCGCTTGTGGCCGTGGTCGTGCGAACGGCCTTGACGTAGGCGCGTTTGTCCGCCATTGCAATCACGGTTTGAAGCAAGTCGAATTGGTCAGGGTTTTCGATTGTGCCGACGCGCTGCTCTTCAATCAGCGGCTCGCCGTCGCGGAACTTGGCATTGCAGCCGCCTTTTTTCGGCCAGCACAACCAGCCGCCGCCGTATTCTTCCTTGCCCTTGATGACCGTCCCGGCTTTCTTGCAGGCGGGGCAAGTGCGCTCTTCGGAGCGATAGCGGTACTTGCGCTCCCATGTCGTGCAGGCTCCGCGCCCGGTTCCGACAACAGGACCATCGGTGTCCATGTAATGCAGGCGGCATTCGACGACGATGGAGATAACCGGGGTCGTCACGCCGTCGCCGAAGATCGGCTCGCCATGATAGGTCGGCACAAGCCGCAGAGGTTGACAAAGGACTTCCGCGCCGGGCTGATGCAGAAACGGCTTGGCCACGCCGGGAACTTTGCCGAAATGCACCCCGTCTTCCATGACAGCGGTTTGAATGGCGCGTACGCGGTCGCGGGCAGTTTTGATGTCGATTAGATGCTGGGTAAATTCCCCTTGCGGCATCATCGCCAAGGCTTTCCAGCCCTGCGAAGATTCACGCACAGTCAGTTGCCCGGCAATTTCGGTGAGTTGTTGGCTTGAGCTTGTCATGGTTGTGCCTTTCGTTTGGGTCGCGGTCCTTTTTTGTGATTGAGTTGGATTCCGTCTTCTTCTGCCCAGCGCTTCACCCATTTCCAAACTGCCGCGATAGTGAAGCCAGTGGCATCGACGATTTCGGGGTAAGTCGTGCCTGCCTTTACCATGCCCATGATCTTTTCGCGGTGTTCCGGTAATCGCGCTTTCATGCGAAGATCCTTTTTGCCGTGACATTTCAGGCAGAGTGTTTGTAGATTCTCCATCGTGTTGTGCTTGCGGTTTCTATCTTTGTGATCCAAGGTGATCGGCCTGCCCCACTTCTGCCGATGTTCAGCGTCCGTCATGCCGCAATGAAGGCATTTGTAGCCGTCGCGTTCAAGAACCCGTTTGCGTAGACCGCCGTAGTTCGATGCCGTGCTGAACCCGTTTTGCTCTTGGAACTCGCGGCGTTTACGGCGATGCCATTCCAGCTTATAAGCCTTGTGCTTTTCAGTTACAGGCATAGCACCCTCAAAAGTCACCAGCCCCCCGGCTGAAATCTCGGCCTGCAAGAGACGAGGCGCGGGGCAGCTGGTGATTCGCGTTGTGAGCGTGGCTTGCAGGCCGTGGGATAGAGATTAATCTTTCCCGCCCTGGGCGTCAAGGTCGGTAGGTGGGGAATCCGGCAGTTCCACTGTCATCATGGCAACCTGCACGGCGCAGAGTTCGTCATAGATGGCCGGGTCTTCTGATTCCAGATAGGCTTCGATCAGTTGGGCTTCACGTTCTTCGAGCGTCATTTCACAATCTCCCCGTTATCGTCCAGCAGCAGCGTTGCGGGCCGCACAATCGGCCCGGTGACATGCCGCCGGAGCGTGGTTTCGATGATGCCTCTGTCGTCTCCGTCCGTTTTCCACCAGACGATAAATGTTATCTGACCTTTTTCCTTGACGCTGGGCACGTTATGCAGCGGCAAGAGGTCTACCTGATGCGGCGGGCCGCCAGCCCGGACGCGAACGAAAGCCAGGTCCGCGAGCCGGTGAAAGCCCCGGCGCGCTGCGCGGATGGTTGCGCCGAAAGTTGGTGTCATGGTCCCTCCAGGTAGCCGAGACATTCCCGTAGTGCGCCGATGAGCATTTGCTTGGCCTCTGCTTCCGTGACCGCTTCGCCGCTGTGAGCGATGGTCCGGTCGTTAGCGTGGATTTTCTCTAGCATCGCCAGCGCCGTCCTGCAAGGCGCTGGCCGTAGGGTGCCGCGGATCAATTCTGCGGGCGGAGTCGATTACTCGCTCCGCACAGTCCTTCAGTTCGTCGCGGGTCATGGGGTTTGCCTTTCGATTTCAGCGATCAGGTTTTCAGCGATCAGGAGTTCGGCTCGCTGTTCTCCTGTGTATCCCGACGCAGGGCCGTAGCGTTCTACCAGCGACTTCAGGCATGAAAGCAAGCGCTTTGACGCTGCCATAAGGCGAGCGTTGTTGGCTTCCGTTTCAAGCGTGTCGCCGGGCGCGCCGTTGGCTATCGTGGCGAGATACCAGACACAGGACAGGTTGCCCGACGATCCCTTCCCACCAAGTTTGCCGCGCGCGCCGATGCGCCAGCGTTTTCCTTTGGTCGCGGGCGGCATGGCTTCCCAATCTCCGGGAGTAAAATTCATCTTGCCATCCTTTCTGCTGCGGTCTTGGCATCGCGCAGCCGTTGATAGCATCGTTCCAGTTCAAATTTTGTCGCTGTACGGTGTGGTAAAATCCACAATTCCCAGCAGCGCCGTTCGCGATTGATGCGAAATTGACCGCTCTCATCCTGATAGCCGACACCCGTTTCGTGCCACTTGAGTTTCATAGCGTTACCTCCTCACAAATACCCGGCCCGAAGATCAGCATTCGATCCGTAGGAACCTGTACCGTGCCGATGTAACGGCGAACCGGAACCATCGACACGAGCGGGACGATGCCTCGCGCCGGTGCTGGCCTGGGCATCGGCTGAATCAGGCGATTGCGGGCCAGGGCGCGCAAATGGCCACGCACGCCGTTGGGTGAGCGGAAGCCCATAGCCGTCATGACCTCGCGGATCGTTGGCGAATAGCCATGCTCGCTGCGATAGGCCAGGATGAAGAAAAGGACGCGGGCTTGCTGGGTGGTAATCATGCGGGCCTCACGTTATAGGTTGCGGCTTGCCGGTGTTCTCTTCCCACAGTGGGCAATTGCTGCCCCGGTCGTGGTGAATATTTCCTTTCTTCCATTCATGGTAGCCGTAAGCTTCGGTCACGCAGATTGGCAGTGCGATGACCGGCAACGGCACAAGGCAGCGTCCGCTATACTGGCGCTGAATGCGCCCGGTTGGCGTCAAATTCCAACGGCTATGGAGGCAAGTTGCGCACGATTTCATGGTACATTCTCGCTTCGAGAAAACCGGGCAGGCCCAACCTGCCTGGCGCGGTCCCGAACGTCGGGGCCGCTGCGATGGGTCATTTCCGCAGAGGCGCGATTGCTTTTTCGGCAGCGCCGGGGCCGTTGTCCCGGTCATACAGCCATTCCTCGAATTCGTCTTTGCTGAGATTGACTTTCATCACCCGGCCTTGGAGGTAATCAAAATCAGCGCCTTTGGCGAGCAAGCCATTCCCCTGCTCTGCGCTCATCGGTGTTGGGTCGAAGTAAACAAAGCCCATACCCTGCGGTTTGCTGGCGTTGTAAAGAGCAGCCAGGACCGCGCCTTTGTCCAGACCTTTGATCGAAACCATTGTTATTTCCCTCACTCAAAATGGGTCCACAGACTCAACACGATCATAGAGACCGTGCCGAAGAAGTTGCCGACGATGCTCAGGCGCTGCCACTCGTCGCGGAGTTGGAGCAGCACGTCACGAATCCACATGAGTTCCATTTGGCTGATTCCTTCCAGAGATTAGGCGTTACGGTTTCAGGTTTCCTTGTTGATCCGCGCCCAGATAGGCTTCAATGGCCAGGATCATCATTGAGCGTGGCTTGTGTCCTTGGAGCGAAGCAACGAACCGATAGCGGTCCAGCATTTGTTGTTTGGTCATTCCTGCCGCAAGTCCGGCGTCAATGGCATCGCGTATGCCTTGCGGCAGATTGCCGATCAAGGCGGCATCGCAGGCCGCGCAAAGATCGTTGTGGTCCATCGTTACACTCCTTCCAGTTTGTTCGCTTCAGCCCATTGGATCAGCGCCCGCATGGCCTCGACCGGGGCTGTCTCCCACTTCTCGTCACGGTTGCAGTCGAATAACCAGCCAAGCGTGCGGGCCAGTTTGACGGCTTCGGGCAGGGCGTCGTAAGCTGCTTTTTGTTCGGCATCCAGCCTGGCAAGTCGCTGTTGTTCGCGAGCAGCGAGTTCCTGTTTCGCAGCGGCGATTTGCTCCGCCGTCGCGGGCCGAGCGAATTCAGTCGTGCCGCCGATCCGTTTACCAGTGAGGATGGAGAACAGAGGATTGCCGTGACCCGTTCTGACCGTTTTTTTCATGATCTCGGAAACTTTTGCTGTTCGGACGAGTCGGCCGTTGTGGTCGTGTATCGTCACCATGTCGCCTTCTTTCAGGTCAGCCAGCATCATCGGTCATTCTCCCTTGTGTCCAGGTTCCCCGGCACGCGCCGGTGTCAGCGTCAATCGAACAATTCGCCATTGTCGATGTACCAGATGTTCACGGTTTCCCAATGGTAAAACCAGCGCCCGGTTTCGTCGTCTTGAAAGTCTTCCTCAAAGTGGCATTCTTCAAGGCGGGGTTGGCCGAAGAAATCCAATTTCTGGCGCTCGACTTCGCGGAGCCGGGCGATTGCTTTTTCTTTGTACTTGAAGGGTTCGCGGACGTATTCCGCGTTATCCAGGTCGGCATCGCCGTTTTCGACCGGGCACGATTTGCACCATTCGACTACCCAGCGGATTGATCCTGTTGCTGTCATTGGTCATTTCCTCTCGTGTGGTCAGGTTTAGAAAGTCGCAACTAGAACGGCGGTTCGGCATCATCGACGGCGGACAGCCCGGCGAGCATCCGATCCGTCCGGGCCGCGTGCTGTTCGGCTTCGCGCTGCTCGCGGGCCTCGGCGGTCGCGGCAGCGTAATCTGCCTCAACTTGGGCGGCTTGCTGTTCGCACCAGTCGATATAGTGCTGGTCGGATAGGTCCGGGCCGCAGTCCTCGCGGTCGTCCGATTGCTCTTGCTGCATCCATGCCTTGTCGGTGAGCGGAATTTCGTGTAACATGATTTTGCCTTTCAGAAGATCGGGGTAGTACGGGAACCACGGCCAGCGTGTCACGAGCGCTGGCCGTTGGTGTTTATTCGGCGAGCGGTGGTTAGCCGACGTATCCAGTCCTGATTAGGGCATTCTCAATAGCAGTCCTTGCTCCTGGGTATTTCGCCGACCAAGCAGCGGATATTCTGCGCCTTTTGGCTCGGAGGTTATCCGACTTTTCCTGGGTGCAGATCGTTGGCATGTCGAATTTCAGGAGCGCCACATCAAGCCGACAGAGCAGCACTCGCAAGTGATCTACTTCGGCTGGCGTGAATTGTGCGGCCAATGCTTGATAGTTCATCGTCTCATCTCCTCTTGTTGGCGTGTCGTTGCGTCTTACACCTTCTTATAAGACTATTGTAAGACGGTGTGACACGAAAAGCAAGGATTATTTTCGTGTTTTTTTCGTCATGGCCGCAAGTCCTTCCGTTATCAGCCGTTCGATTGCTTCGGTGCGGGTGATAAATTTGACGTGGCATTGTTTCTCATGCGCCAGGACGTGCTTGGCGCTTACCACGTCTGCCATGCGCTCCGGGATCAGGCGCACGGTAATGGTGCGGGTTTCGCCGTTGCCGGTTTTGCTTTTCATGGGATTCCCTCGTGTGGTATATACTGTAGGACATTGTAGCACGGTCGCGGCAAAAGAAAAGCGGAATTATTTCGGAATTCCTCTTGCTTATCGTGTCACACCGTCTTACAATGTGTAAGAGGGGGCAGGGCAACGAAACACTCACACGAAGGGGAACGAAAGATGGCCGCGACAATTATCACCGCTGAAGCTCACGCCCAAAACACTGGCTATTGCGTCTACTCCGTTGCCGAGGCTGCACAAAAGCTAGGGCGGTCGGTTAGCTCGATCCGCCGCGAACTGCGGTCCATCGGTGTGCAGCGTGTTGCTGGCCGCTCCGTGGCGGGATTCGCCTCTTGGCCACACTCGCACGGCGACCTGGATGTGCGGCTGCCAGTGTCCGAGATTGCCGGCTAATTGCTTCAAACACTCACACGAAAGGGAAAGACGATGAAGACCACGACTCACTTCTGGTGGGAAGGCTGGAACGATGCGGCTTTTTTCCAGCGCAATCGAGCGGGGCAATACGCCGTCGGCTCTGATGCCCGGCGTGAGTACGAGAAAGGTTTTCGAGCCTGGTTCGCCCGCAAATAACAACACCTATGGCCGGGTGGCTACCGCCCCGACCCGTCACGGAGGATACCATGCTGACTCGTCTGCTGTTCCTGATTCTGACCACGGCCTGCAAGCTGATCGCTGAACCAAACCGGATCGAGTTCGGCCTCGGCAAAGCTGCCCGGCAACTGATCGAAACCATCCTGCAATGAGGCACGCCATGCTGACCTACATACTCCACCGCTGCCCAGCAAGTACGGACCTCTGGCTGCGCTTCACGCCTAGCAAGGACGGTCAGACGGTTCAGGTCGAGGGGCAGCAGCACAGAAAGACACTCTGGACGCGGGAACTGTCATCGAGCGGGGCAAGGGAATTGTGGGCGGACATGCGGAAAATCGGCTGGGAGAAGTGGTAACTAAACCGGCCCTGCGTGGCCACAACAACGAGAGGGAAAAATGCAATTGCACACACAAGAACACATTGAGTTGCTGGCAATGTTTGAACGCGACAATACTTTTTCGTCGCGCAACCGTCGATTCGATAAGGAAGAGAAATCGCTGTGGAAAAAGGGACTAATCTACCAAGACGCTTATACCAACGAACTTTTTCTTGCCTATCGCTGTGGCTATGCTTTTGGAAAAGCCGTCGCTTAACCCGCTTCCCGCTCCAGCGCCGCAATCCGGCGCTGGAGCCAATTCCGGTCCCTGTCGGCCTCGCTGCCAAGCTCGGCCCATAGCGGCGCAGCTTTCTTCGCCACCTTGCGGTAAAAGGCGGCCAGGTCGCGGAGACGTGACTTGCGCAACTCGGCACGGATGCCGGCTTCGCTCTGCTGGATCAGGTCCAGCTGTTGCTGCCCATTCATGCCGTCCAGCAATTCCTGCACGGCTTTGCGGACGCTCGCGGCAGTCGGTTTACGTCCCGTATCGAGCAGCCGTTTCCAGACTTGAGCCTGAAATCTTTCTGGCAGCAATGCCAGTTCGCGGGATTGGCGCTCATTCGGAATCTGTACCATTGGTGCAGACTTTTTGAGCGCGACCACAACGCGGGCATGGGTGAGCCACTGATAACCGCGGCGCTCGCCAATCGGCCATTTCCAACGTGCCGCACAATAATCCGCGAACGTGGCGTACTGCTGCCGGTAGAGGCGTTTGGCGTGGATGATCGAAAAGGCTTCAAGCGCCTGAAGCGCGGCGGTATTCGGGGACATGAGCGAGCGGACCTGCCCAATGGCGGGATGGATTATTTCCTCCATCGCTTCCAGTTCCAGGGCTTCCTCGGACGTGAGGGCCGGGACAATCTCAGTCATGCGGTTCGCACCTGCCCCATTTTCTTGACGTGATTTCCGCTGGTGGAATTGCCGCCATTGCCGACGCGCAACGGCTCGGCTTCCGGGCCGAACACGGATAGATTATGCGCCGCCCGCCAGCACATCAAGGCCAGTCGTTCTTCCCGGCTCGTCACCAGCTGCAAGGGTGGCACGGGTCGCTCGGCATATTCTTCTTTGTCCGCAGCGGCAAGGCGCTCGAGCCATGCCTGCGTCAATTCCTCTCCGTCCCGAATCCGCTTTACTGCCCACGGAAAAGCGAAAAACGCTGTCATGACGCGCTGAGCATGTTTGCACCACTTGACGGGTTTATGATTGCATTCGCCGTCGCGCTGAAAAAGACTGCATCCCTTGTGGTCGCGGTCGAAACAGACACACGATGGCGCAAGGGCGCGACAATGACACGGCGGCATTTCCAGGGCCGAAAGCGATTTGAGCATCAGCCCGTTGACGCTAGACATGCTGCCCCCCTTGCGGGGGTGCGCTAAAAGTGGTTGACGGGCTGGTTATGGATGGATACACTGAATTGCGACCTCACGCCGCCTATCGGTGCTGACAGAGCGGCGGAGTCCGTGTGGCTGTCAGGTGAGGCTGGCGAGCCACTAATACACCAGAGATTGTAGCGGAAGACAGCGGCGGAGTAAAATCATGCCATTTGAAATCAGCATTAAGGCGGCGGCATTGCCGCCGCCCAAAGTGGAATACTGGCCCGTGCGGGACGAAACTATCCGCCCTGGTGATCGTGTGAAACGCACGAATGGGCTGGCTGTGCGTGCCGATGACGATTCCTACACGGCAGTAGCGATTTGCAAGGTCAAGCCAGGAATGGCGTTGCCAGTTTGTCTCAGGAATGATGCCGCCATTGTCAATTTCGTTGCGGATGAGCCGCTATTAGTGGCGGGCGCAACGGGGTAAATCCAACCAGAGGACACCATGACCGAAAAGCAAAAGACCGTACTGCTTGCCAAACTCGATGCGCTCCGCGAACAAATCAAGGCGGAAGATGCTGCCGCCATTTCGATGGCCCGCGTCCACCGCGAGGATGACATGGGCATGGACCGCTTCTGCCTCAACGTCAACATCGAAATCACGGAGACGGCAGAACAGAAAGCAAGGAAGGTGGCTTGATGGAGAATGCAAGGCCATCGCCGGTTGTTCTCGGTCCAGGATTTTTGAAGGTGCCGGCCACGATGAAGGTAGTCGATCCCGGCAAGCCGTGGCTCACGACTATTGAACTGCCGTCCGAAGCTACCGGGCAATACATCGTCGTGACTGTGCCGATTCAGATGGTGCTGACCAAAGAACAGGCAAAAGCGTTTCATGCGTGGTTGGATGACTTTCTTTCAGAATGTGCCGCGACACGACGGCTCGCGGCGGCGACTGCTATCGTTGGCGCAACAGTGGACGCTGTAAAGCAGGATCGCATCCGCCAGACGTTAGGAGCAACATGACCCGCTATACGCTCGAAACTATCCTCCGCAAGCTGGGCGTCACCCATGCCGGAACAGAGACGGACGGCAACGGCTGAAAAACTGATTGTTTTTCAGTTTTGAGGCAATTAAATCAGTTTAATCAGTTTTCAACGTGACAAACGGTGGCCGAAGACCTGGGGCAGGGCGCAAACCGGGAAAGAAAAATACCCGGTCGCAGGAGATTGCCAATCAACAGCGGGCAGGAGGCATTACGCCGCTCGAATACATGCTCCAAATCCTCCGTGATGAAAAGGAAACGCCCGAAGTTCGCATGGAAGCTGCCCAATCTGCCGCGCCGTTCATGCACTCCCGCCTGCAATCCATTCAGCACACCGGAAAAGACGACGGACCAATTGAGATTGATATTATCGAAGAGGTAATCACCCATGCTTCAGCAGAGGGTGAAGCTGCATCCGGCGCAGAAAGCGTTTCGCCAGAGTAATGCCCTTTACGTTGGACTGGTCGGTGGGCGCGGATCTGGGAAAAGTTGGGCCGGCGCTTACCGTATGATTCGGCGCGGCAAGCGCGGGCGAGCTTACATGATCGGCAGTCCTACCGGGATTATGATGCAGGACACGACATTTCCAACCTTCAAATCTCTCGCTCAGCAACTCGGTTTTTGGGATCAAAGTCAGGTCCGACTCTCCCCCTATCCGACCGTGGAACTCAAGACCGGCGCGACGTTCCGTTTTCGCACCGCCGAAGACCCGGAGCGGATGCGCGGCCCGAACCTATCCGGTATCTGGCTCGATGAAGGCTCGCTCATGGCGCGAGAAGCCTTCAACATTTGCATTGCCTGTTTACGTGAAGGTGGCGAGCAAGGCTGGCTGGCTTCTTCATTCACTCCTGCTGGCCTGAATCATTGGACCTATGACGTATTCGGCAAGAACAGGCCGGACACGGAAATCTTCCACGCGCACACCAGAGACAACCCATTTGCTCCCCCCGGCTTTGCGGACACGCTGGCGCGGCAATACACCGAGGGCGAAGCCAGGCAGGAGCTTGCCGGCGAGTTCATCGACGCCGATGAGGCGCTTCAGGTGATCCCAACGGCCTGGGTACGTGCCGCGATGGACCGTTGGCGGCCGGACGGTCGGAAACTCCCACTCTCGGCAATCGGCGTGGACGTGGCGCGCGGCGGTTCCAACAAAACGGCGCTGGCCAAGCGCTATGGCTACTGGTGGGGGCTGCTCGTCAAGCGACCTGGGACTAGCACGCCGGACGGCAACGCGGTCGCGGACCTGATCGGAATTGAGCTTGCGGAGAACCGGCAAGCGCTGGTCGTGGTGGACGTGATCGGGATTGGGGCGGCAGTGTATGACGAGTGTTGCCGGCGCAGGTTTTTCGTGACGGGCTGCAATTTCGGTGCGCACACGGACGCGACGGATTCGGCAGGCGTGCTGCGATTCGCCAATATCCGCGCGTTTGCCTATTGGAGCATGAGAGAGGCGCTTGATCCGGCCAAGGGGCTGAATGTGCAGTTGCCGAAGGATGATGAGCTTTTGGCCGATCTTACTGCGCCGCACTGGTCTAGCACGGCAGGCGGTATCCTGATAGAAAAGAAAGAAGACATTGCCAAGCGGCTCGGGCGCTCGCCAGATACGGGGGATGCGGTGGTTTACTCAATCGTCAGCCCAAGGTGAACCCATGACCCAACCTGCCGATTGCACCTGCCCGACCACGCCGCTATTGTCTACAGGGCATTTGCCGGATTGTCCGGCAAGCAAAATCAGATATGTTGAAATCATTCGGTGGTGGGATGGCACGCAACGGGTATTGTTGCGGTATCCACAGCCAAAGCGTGGCCTGGTATTGTACAGTGGGCTTCTGGAAGATTCCGCAAAATTGGCCAAGCACATTGACAATTGGCTCGCGGAATGGCTGGAAGCGGATGCGAAATAATTAGAGGAGCCGGTCGCTTATTTATACATGAAGACAAACCTTTGGCTGGCCAGCACATGCTTCTTAACTTCCCCCCGTCCCGTCCCTGATGGTATGCTGTGCCCATGCCAACACCTTCCACGAACGGGCATACGACCCATCCCGAAGTCAAATCCACGGCAGAGCAACTGACCGAAGCGCGGACACAGCGCGAACTCCTCCAAGAGCAAATGCAGGTCATCCTCCTGGAGCGCCAGAAGAAGCGCCTGGAGGGA